GATCCTAGATTCCAAGTGTTGTTAGCAGCAGGAACAAATGTCTTTGCACTAGAAGATGATGCAGTTAAGTTACCAGATAGATCACCACTAATACTATCAATAGCTGCAGAAGCACCAACAAAGTTATCTCCATAAACGTATGCGTATCTATTTGCATTTGATCCTATATTCCAAGTAGAGTCAGTAGCAGGAACTATAGTTTTAGTTGAGGAAGATGATGCAGTTAAGTTACCAGCTAGATCACCATTAATATCATCAATACTTGCAGCAGCACCAACAAAGTTATCTGCATAAGCATATGCGTATCTACTTACAGTTGATCCTAGATTCCAAACAGAGTCAGTTGCAGGAATTATATGTTTACTGCTAGTACTAGTTGCAGTTAAGTTACCAGATAGATCACCATTAATAGCATCAATACTTGCAGCATCAGCAACTAAGTTATCTCCATAAATGTATGCATATCTGTTTGTGGAAGTTCCTATACTCCAAGTGGTATCAGCAGCAGGAACTATATGTTTAGTTGAAGAAGATGATGCAACTAAGTTACCACTTAGATCACCACTAATACTATCAATAGCTGCAGCAGCTCCTGTGAAATTATCTGCATATACATATGCGTATCTATTTGCATTTGATCCTATATTCCAAGTAGAGTCAGTAGCAGGAACTATTCCTTTTGTACTACTAGAAGATGCAACTAAATTACCAGTTAGATCACCAGTTACATCTACTTGTGCTGAAGTTCCAACAAAGCTATCTGCATAAACATATTGATATCTGTTAGTAGTATGTCCTATAGACCATGATGATGCAGTAGCAGGAACTAGAGATTTAGTTGAGGAAGATGCTGCAGTTAAGTTACCACTTAGATCACCACTAATATCAGTAATAGTTGCACTAGTTCCAACATATTCATCAGCATAAACAAATTGCCATCTAGCAGAGTTAGATCCTAGATTCCAAGCAGAATCAGTAACAGGAATTATTGTTTTTGCTGTACTGGAACTAGCAATTAAGTTACCAGCTAGGTCTGCAGTTATTTCTCCTGCAGAGAAGTTACCAGATCCATCACGTAAGACTAAGTTATCAGATGCATTGTTAGGTGTAGAAGCAACGTTAATAGTTGTGTCTCCTTGAACACCATCAGCATTGGTAAGTGTTATACCTGAGTTTCCTGTAACTTGTAAGGTTCTTTGTGCAAAAGTATTAGCAGCAGTTCTTACAACATAACCAGTACCAGTCATTCCAGATAATCCAGTTATATCAGGATCATCAAATGTTGTTGTAAGTGTAATATCTGAACCACCATTAATGCTTATACTTCCGTTTACAACACCATTAACTGTTAAAGTTCTAGCAGTCTTCCATTCGTCAGCAGTAATTGCGTTACCTTGAATACCTGCACCTGATCCAGTTCCAGATGCAACAGTGATAATATTAGCAGCAAAGTCACCAGATGAGTCACGATTAACAACTGTAGATGCAGTGTTTGCACTCGCAGTTGTCATGCTATCCAATAAGTCTGCGTTTAGATTATTAATCTTATCAGTTGTTGGAATAACAAGAGCAGGTCCTGATGTTACCTGAGATGTGATTTGACCATCTACAGTTAGAGTTCCATCTATGTTTGCATTTGAATCAATGTCAACAGATTGTCCTGCACCTGTAACATGAATAGAACCAACTCTTAATGCACCGTCAGTTCCTGTAAATATCTCTGAATTATTAGTAGCGTCTGTTAAGAATGCAAATTCTAAGGATGATCTATCTAATCCGAAGTACCCAACTTTAGCAGAGCCGTCGTAGTAACGGAACTCAACACCACGATCCTTAGCATCGTTAGAGACTGGTGCTGTGTCACCACCCAAAGTAATAACAGGGTCATCGAGAGTTGTGACCGTGCTGTTGACAGTAGTTGTTGCTCCATTGACTATTAAGTTACCTCCAACTGTAAGATCATTATGGAACTCGCCATCTCCTGTTAAATTAGTAACAGTAAATGCAGCTCTTGTGTTAGTGTTGTCATAAACAACAAGATCACCACCAATGTAAGTGTTCTTAGTAATTCTTGCACCACCATCATTAGTAAATGCTACAGAATTATCTGCAAAACTTGTGGCATCCTGAGTATTACTAATATTAAACTTACCAGATACATCAGTATTATTATCAATATCTACAGTTCCAGATAATGTGGTATTACCATATACTCTCGCATCAGATCCTACAGCAAGTCTCTTAGTAATTCCAACACCACCGCTAATTCTTACACCACCATCTGCACCATAAGTTCCTGTAAGTGTTTGGTCTGCAGCATTTGTTAGACTTGTAACTCCAGTAACACCAAGAGTAGAATTAATTTGTGATGCACTTCCAACAGTTATTGTTCCAACAATGTTAGTATTACCATTGTCTGTATCAACTGTAAACTTATTAACACCAGAACCATTCTGAATTAAGAAGTTTTCATTAGAAGCATTGATTACAAGTGAATCAATAATACTAGTTTGACCTTGTACTGTTAATGTTCCTTGTATATCTGTATTACCATTATCAGAATCAACTGTAAATTTATCTACAGAACTATTAGTCTGTATCTTGAACATTTTATTATTAGCGTTCAAGATAATATTGTCTTGGAAAGTTGCTTGACCATCAACATTTAGAGTTGAATCAAAGTCAACGGTTGCATTTACTGTGAGATCATCTGTAAATGTTGCGTCTGCATTAACAGTTAGAACATCGCTACTAGCATTACCAATAGTTGTTTGAGAACCATTAACTGTAAAGTTATTTGTGAGAGTTGTGTTACCAACAATATCGACGGTTCCTTGTATAGTTGTATTTCCGTTGTCAGTATCTACTGTAAACTTATCGCTGTTTGAGTTGTTCTGTATCTTGAACATCTTATTGTCAGCATTGATAGTTACATTGTGTTGGAATGTAGAAGCGTTATCAACATTTAAAGTGCTATCTAAATCAACAGCTGAGTTTACATTTAACTGACCTGCAATAACCGTATTACCATTATCACTATCTACTGTAAACTTATCAACAGATCCATTTGTCTGGATCTTAAACATCTTATTATCAGCATTGATAGTTACATTGTCTTGGAATGTAGCACCACCATCTACGTTTAATGTTGTATCAAGATCAACAGCTGAGTTAACATTCAACTCACCAGATATAACTGTATTACCGTTGTCTGTATCAACTGTAAATTTATCTGCAGCTGCAGCAGTTTGAATCTTGAAGAACTTATTGTCTGCCTTTATAGTAGTTGCATCACTTACTACTAGAGTACCTGCAATAGCAGTATTACCAGAGGATGCTGTTATATTAAACTTGTCAGTGTTTACATCTACGTTGCCTGTAACAGCAAGGATGCCTTCCATAGTAATATTACCAGTTGTAGATCCTGCAGTAATTTTTGCAGTTCCACTTCCGTTCTTCATAATGAAGTTCTTAGAAGCACCTTGAATAACTACTTCATCATCGAACCTAGATGTACCATGAGTTCTGAAGTTAGTATCAATATCTACTGAACCACCAATATTAACATCATCACCTATACCTACACCACCTGCTACTACCAAATCTCCTGTAGTATTAGATGTTGAATTAGTATTAGTTGTAAGTTTTAGATTTCCTGCAATGACCCCTGCATCTGTTCCTCCAAATACCTCTCCAGTATTTGTGGCATCATATAGAAAACGGAATCCCCCTGAGTGTCCTCCGAGATCTGCATACGAATCGTCGTAACCGAAGAATCCAAGTCTTGCTTGAGTATCATAATATCTGAACTCAACTCCCCTATCCTTACCATCATCACTAGCAGGAGCAGTGTCACCGCCAAGAGTAATGATTGGATCATCCAACGTTGTGACTGTTGAATTAACTGTTGTAGTCGTTCCATCTACCTGTAAGTTTCCTCTAATTGTTACTAGACCACTAACATCTCTGTCGTCATTAGGGTCAATTAAAATGTCTCCAACAGCACCAATATGGTCTGCTTGGAATCTCATTGTTTCTATATGTACCTTTCCAGTTGCAGCAGTGGCATCAATATCTACTACATCTTCTGCAGATAATGTTAATGTGCTAGTTCCAGAACCTGCGTTAGTAGAAGATACAGTTAGGTTTCTATCTACTGCAGTGTTTTGTGTGAGTTCTATGTTGAAATCACCATCACCAGTTTTATCAATCTGTTGTGTACCTGCACCATCGAACATGAAATCAGGATCACTGAATACAGTTCTTACATTAATATCAACTTCTCCGTTTCCACTATCTCCTGTATTGTTTGCACCAAATAATAGACTACCAGAAGTATTGTTTACCTTAACATAATTAAGATAGTTAAATCCTCTATAACCAGTTGTTGCAGTTAATTCTTGATCTAATTCAAAATTCTCTACTGTATTACCATCTGCAAAACCTATTCTATTATTCTGTAGTTGCCAATTATCAACTCCTACTGCAGCAATAGAAACGTGACCATTTGAATCTACGTCAAAATCTTCTTGAGCAAATGATGCTAATCCTTTTTGTTCTACTGCAGCAGCAGCGAGGTATCTCCAACCATTAGTATCAGATGAATCTGTATGTGTTGGTGCAACTCCTCCAGAATTAATATATTGAATTGCTTGATATACCTTACCTCCTGTTTCAATTATAGCTTCTCTTTCATAATTACTAGCACCATTGAATGCACCATACTTACTACCTTCAGTAGCAGTTGCAATAGGAACATTAGTAGCTGACTGTAATCTACCATCTTCATCTACTGTAAACTTAACTGCGTTTACAGTTTCAGTTCCAAATGGTTCACTATTACTTCCTACAGCACTTACAGATGTCAAAGACTCTGTATTATAATCGCCAGGTACTACAGTTGTAGTAATTAAATTAATTGTTGGGTTACCGTTTACACCTGCACCATTTTGTATTTGTATCTTTCCCGAAGTTCCAGTAACGGTTCTGGTTGACATAGCACCACCACTAGTTCTAGCGATAATACCAGTCGTTGTAAGACCTGCAACAGCAACTAGGTCTAAATCATAAGGTTGAGCAGAAGCACCCTCTACAGTCCCATCTAGACCGTAATCAGCAAGGGTTCCATTGTTACTTGTAGTAAAGTCTTGTGCAGCAGTAATTCTACCTTTTGCGTCAACAGTTACTTTGTTATAAGTTCCAGATGAAGAAGCTGTTCCATCATAATGAGGGAGTGTTGAAACTAAAGAAAGTTCTGCAGCAAGGTTTAAGTTTTGTGATCCGTCAAATGTTCCTGTAGCACTTAGGTCGTCAGATAAAGTTATCTGTCTAGTTGATGAAAGTCTTGCAGCAGTAGAAGCGTTACCAATCAACGTTGCAGTTATAACACCTGCAGCAAAATTACCATCAGCATCCCTTTGTACAAGAGTGTTTGCAGTGTTAGATATAGATTCAACAGGTCTTTCATATCGCAAGGTATTCCATGCTGATACACCATCACCTATCTTAAATCGACCAGTATCTAACTCAATACCCAATTCACCTTGAGCAAGAGTAGGGTTTGCGTTTGCCCATTCCTGAGCACCACCCCTTCTTAATTGTATTCTATTTGCCATTTTATTTTAGGACAACCTTATGAGAACATGCTTCCAAGTTATTTATGTCACTAAAAAAGGGGAACTTGTGTCCCCCTTAAAAAATCATTAATCAGTTAAACCAGGAGACTCATCAGCTATATCATCCGCAGGTATTTCTGGGGGTGATTCTGGAGTCTCTTCGGGAGGATTGTAGTACTCCAATGCTTCGATAGCACCTTGAAGCTTCAGTGCTTGCACTTCATTTTGTTTAATTTTTTCAGCGAGTTGCTGATTTTCATTTATCAGACCTGTATATCTCTCTTTAAATTGAGACAACATTTGGTCTTGACCTATTTTTTCCATAATCAGGATTGTTTTGTTAACGTTAACAGAAGAGATTTAATCTCATCTAACTCTGATTTTAGACCAGAAACATCATTTTGTAAAGTGGCTAAATCAAGTTCTTTCTTTTGTTCTGCTCTATATTGCTTCATGTATTGTTCATACTTCGCTTTGTCAGAACACTGGATTGCTCCAGTTCTATCATCCTTGTACCATCCTTCGAGTCTTTTCTCTCCGTCTTTAATCGGGATTTTCATTATACAGCAAGGGCGATTGCTCTTAGATCTCTAATGACTGGTGAGTATGCTTGGTTTGGAGATACGAACACTATCTTAATTTGATATTGTGAGAAGTCTAAACCAGTGACTTCATACTCATAATCGAAAAATTCTACTTCCTCAGTAGTATCTGGAATCTTAGCATCTTGAGTATCAAAATACTGCCATCCTAAACTTTCGATTGGATCAGTAGATCCAGAGGGTAATACTCTATATAGAGGTTTAATGTGAGTGTTAGATGGACGATAACCCGCAAACATTAATTTAATAGAGGATGATGGATTAGTTAGATCAGCAACCTTAGTAATATAAACACCGTTATGTTCATCACCAACTGGTAATGTAGCGGTGCTAGTATCACTAGGAGCATTGATTCTATTACTGATTGTAGTGATAGACATTCTGTCAGTATCAACAACAGGAGTTACGTTATCCATTTCACTGAACATTGTTAAGTCAAGTCTAAATGACTTGGCACCACTTAATTCAGCAGACTCATTGATAGCAGAACATATCAACTGTGGAGCAACAAAGTAGTTGTCCTCACCTAGGTTTACATCATAGAACTCACCAGTATTACTGAATGAATTTTGTGATAATGCATTTCCATCATTAATAGATGTACCTGTAATAGTGTTAACTCTTGCAGTAATCTGTGTCTTAGGTAGAGTCATTCTCTGAATCTGAGGAGAAATGATCTCATACTGAATATTTTGTGATGCAATAACATGGTTATCACCTGACCTAATACCCAACCTAGCAATAGATGAAGTTGCAAGATCGTAACTATCTAAGGTAGGATTCATAATATTATTATGAGTTTTATTAATTTCAATTAGAGGAATACCATCTAAGTTATAGCATTCTACATCTGTTTCATCAGCGTGACTTACAGCAGTAGTTCCTGCTAATCCTCTTTCATTAATAGTAATAGTTTTACCAGTTCCACTAATTCCTGTGTAAGACATGATCTCATCTTCAATCTTAATATAACCTAAGTTTAGAGAACCTACGTTTGCACCATTAATAACAGTGTGGAACGCAGTAGCATCATTAACTTGTATAGTTGTATCTGAATCAGATATAGATGATGTCAAGTATGTTGGTGATACTTCAGATTTAACACCCTCAATAACAACATTGTTATCAGTATCATGCATACCATGATGTGAATGTTGTACTGTTACTCTTCTTTGTGATGTTGTGTATGTTGGTGTGCTACTTGGGAAAGCATCTTGAACAGTTGCAGAAGATACGTTATCACCTGCATAACTGATACTTGCAACAGTAGCAGTTTTACCAGATGTTCCACCACTAATTTGTTCTGTAGTTGTAGTAAAGGTTGTTGACACATACTTAAGTGTTAACGATCCATTTCCTCCACCATTATCTGTCCAACTAACAACCTCTGCAGTTGGAGCAGAAGCACTGTTACCTGTAATAGTTTCTCCAACTGTAAAGTCACCAGATGCACTACTTACTGTCATAGTAGCAGTAGTCTTGGAAGATACTAATCTATTAATAATTGTTCCACCAGTTGATGAACCTGCTTGCCATGTTCCTGATATATCATTGATAGTTAGAAGAACACCTGCATTACTGTCTGTAACTTCCTTAATTGTTCCCTGTGCAAGAGTTGTTTTCTGATACACACGAGCACCAACTGTATAAGGTAAAACACTGTTTACAGCATTCATTACTAGTTGTAACTCTGGTTGATATGTTTGTACTGGATCAGTTCTCAATACAATCTTACCACCATTACCTAAGTCTAGAGGAGCATTGTTCAACGTTAATTGACTTACAGTATTAGTATCGAATACCGCTTTGTAAATAACAAATTTAAGATCTTCATACTGGTCAGCAGTCCAAGTAGATGCGTTTTGTGATTTGAATAACACACCTGCATATGGTTGCTCAGATATAGTTCTGTCTCCAGTAATATCTAATTCACCCATTCTAGAAATCCAAACCTGATATTCATTAGAGTCTGAGAATAGAACAAAGCAATGCTCAATAGACTGTGGAATATAAACAGGTGCTTGGAACGTAAACTTAGTTGCTATAGCACCAGTTTCAGATGTCTGAATAGTATCAGGAGTTACTGTAACATCAGAGAAAGGAAGAATAGATGTTGTTGGATAACCATTTGACATTGTTCTAATCTGCATTGAGATAGGAATGTTGCCATCTTTAGAGTTAAAGTAAACATCAACAGAAGTTAAGAATACACCACCTTCTTCATCAACCAAGAATGATTGAGCAAGTGGATCCCACCAACCAACCTGACGTGTCTCAGTTCTAGTTGTTTGTACTGTTCTATCTTGTGTTACTGTATCTTGAACAATGTCTGCGTTTCTAATAGCAAGAACGTTTTCTTGTAATGTATTTAAAGTTCCTTTTGCAGCGTATTCTGTTTGTGCAGCAGAAGCAACTGCTCCACCAGTTCTAGCATCTTCTGGATGTGTTGTTAACCTTAATAATCTACTACCAGTTTGCCAACGTGGATTTGTACTAATTTGAGGAGGAGGAATAAATAGTGAACCTTTCCATTGTCCTAATCTATCAGTCATTAATCTACGATCACGCACAACTGCTCGTGCACCTGATGTTCCAACTAGTACTTCACCTACTTGAATATTACCGTAATATTGTCCAACTGCCTGTGCAGCAAGAGAGTCTGTATCAACATTAATAAAGTTTGTAGTTGAAGAATATGATGAAGGCATATCAGTATCATCATATGGATTCCATGTAAAGAAGTCGTTAGGTGCAGAAACTCTAAATCTAGCACCACTTGTTAGACCTCTAACTGTTTCACCAATCACAAATGGTGTTGAGTTTGTTCTACTATCTGTAGAAGGATCTTTAATAACTTCAAGAACTTTTGGCATCATATAATCACCAATCTTAGTTCCATCAAAGAATGAATAGAATGTAGTTCTTGGTTTCATTCTAGCAACAGTTACATCAATATTTCTAGAACGTATCCAAGGAATAGAAGTTGAAGATACAGTTCTATCACCCATAGATTGACGATCAATTCTGGGAACTACTCTACTTCTAATACCTCTTCTAGTCTGGTTAGTTGTAGTCGTAATGGTTCTTGATCCCATAACACGACGACCTCTACCACGAACAAAGTTAGCAAATGTATGTTCTCTCCATCTACTCCATGCACCTGCAGATTCTCCACTCCAGTTAGTATTCCATGAACCCCATTGAATAGGAGCAAAACCAGATTGATCTACATTCATAGATCTGCTAGTTGCTTCAAAATCACCTTCAACGTCAATGACATTAACAGGAAGACGATTTGTATCTACCCAGTCATCACTAGCAGGTGTTAGGTCAATACGTCCAATGTATGTAAATACGTTGAATGGGTTAACGTTCTCAACACGAGATGCATATGATTGTGTAATTAATGGTATTTCTTCATATGGTAATGTAATCAGAGGTCCTGTTTTTCTATAACCTTGAGATAAAGACTCATTTATTAATAATGCTGTATTTGTAGTATAGTGTGAAGGTTGTGCTGTTCCATCAGAGTAACTTAATGCAGCAGCAAAATCTGGGTTAGTTGTACTTGACTTAGAATGATCTGTAAAATCATCTACAATAAATCCATTCTTTAAACGATTCTTACCAGATGCATCAGTAATTTCAACGTTGAATGTATCACTCTCTAACATATTAAGAGATGTATAGTATTCAACTTGATCAAGACGTTTTTCTATCTTACCAATGTCACGCATTGTGTAACGTCTATTATCAGATTTCTGTATAACAACATCAGATGAAGGATCAAAACCATATGGTGCGTGTAGCAATGTTGCTAGTAACATACCATCTTGTAGATCGTCTGGAGGAGAAGGTCTTTGTTCTGACTTACCTTTAACAACTTGGAACTCTCCAGTAGGTAGTAAGTATAACTTATCAACTCTAGGAAGATACCAATCAAAGTCACATCTGAAATCACTATTGACTTTAGGTACATCAAACAATGTAGCAGCAGGACTACCTGCAGTTGGGAATGTTCTATGCTTGAAGTCTAGTGTAGCAGCATTAACATATGCAGGAGATGCAACTGTTCCAGTTCCTGTAAATAAGTTTTTAACACCTGGTCTAAAGTCTAAGAAATCAGGTAGGAATTTTTCTTGATAATAAGGAACCTCTGCATATGGAGTATCCAAATATGATTGACCTGCAAAGTAATCTCCAGTTGCAGCGTGAGAATAGTAATCTAAAACAATTTTTAGTTTTCTAATTGGTTTTGCAACACCTTTCTTTCTTACAAGTTTAGATATACCATAGATAAATCCTGTTTGACCAGTTTCTAATTCATAACGATCTGTAATAACTTTAGATCCTGCAACAATAGATCCTACAGAGTCATTAATAATACCTTGAATAGCAATATTACTACTATTAAATCCATCAACTGTTTCACCAGATATGAATTGTCCACTCAAATAAACTATGGATAGTTTTAAAGTACTTGAGTTAAAGTCAACAACTCTTGCTCTCGCACCAGATGTTTTACCTGTAACAATACTCTTAGTTTCAAAGAATGTTGGTTCAACTAAAGTAATAGATGGAAGAACAGGATCAGCGTCATCTAGTGACTCATATACAGCATGTATATTAAATACGTCTGTTATACCTAATGATAGATCTACATCTTCAATTCTAGTTCCGTATACTCCAGAATATGTAAGACCATAATTTTGCTTATCTAAATTAGAAACAGTTTGATTCACCTTCAATACAAACATGTTATAAGGTGATTTTGTTTTCTTAGCAGTAACGTTTTTAGAAACAGATGCTGTAACTTTAACAGATGTAATTGCACCTGCATCACCTGTTACATCTAAGTTTGTTATCTGAATTGTAGTTCTATCAGCAGATGTAAATGTTGTATAACCAATAGCACCAGTATTTACAGTGTCAATAGGAATTTGTGCACCTACAGGATATGCAGATGATGTACTACCCATAACTGTGAATGAATATGCAGAGTTTGTAATTGCTTGGAACTGTTCATTCTCAGGTAGAGTAATTGATATAGCGTTTGCAGCAACAGTTTGGTTATCAAAAGTTCTTCTAACAACCATAGATTCATCAGAGATGCTCTTAACATATGGTTTAGGCATTTGCTTAAGAAGTGTTGCCTTCTCTGTTTCCCAAAGTTTTGCTCTATAACGTAGGATTGTATTATAAGTTCCTCCAGTAGGACCTGCAGCACCTGCACCAGGTGTAACGTTTACTACTTGAGTAGAGTAATTAAAGATTGTTGAATTATTAGATGATGCTAAGTTTGTAGGATCAACAAAATCTACATCAACATATTTTGTTTCAGAGAAATATAATCTATCGCCAGGTCTTAAATCAGCAGCAAAGTTTGAATTTAAACCAGTAATTTTTTCATTACTACTTGTAGCATCATAAGTGAATGTAGCACCTTGAACAAACTTAAGATCTTCTAATATAATATCTGCAGTAAATTCAACAGCTTGTGTATTTTCATCTCTAGCAAGAACCTGTCTAGTATCTGAATACGCATATTGGTGCATGTTAGTGATAGTATCTAAGTTCAAACCATCTACAGTTACCATCTCACCTTTCTGGAAGTTTCCTTCAACTTGATAAAGATTTAAGTGAGTAGCAGAAGCAACGTTATCAATTAGATATCCTCTTGCACCTGATGATTTACCAACAACTAAAGTTCCTCTTTGATCAGCAGCACCAGTACTAATTGTTTGTGCACTTGCCAAATGTAATACAGTAAACATTTGAACATCAAACAAATGCATATTATATTTGTCATCAGCATCACCAAAATTACTATCAGGATCTTGTAAAAATTCTAGAGATGCTACACGTGCATATCCAATTAAATTACCAACAGCATCACCTGGTGTTGCTGTAAATCTATCATGTAATTCTACTGTCTGATATGCATTACCAATAGTAGAACCTGCTGTATTAACAAATCCATATAGATTTTGAATCTTAGAGTAGTTACCTAATGTAAATGGTATAATTGTGTTCTGAGCAGCTTCTGTATCTCTTGGTTTATCTAAGTCAACATATGTTGGAGATAAAGTTTTAAGTCTATATCCTCTAACATATGCAGTACCAGGACCAAACTCAATAGCATACATGCTTTCTGCAGCACTATTACCTTGAGCAGTTGTATCACCTGATTCATAAACACCATTATTGAACCCATCATTTAGGTTCTCTCTCATATTAATTTGGAAATCACTAACAACATAGTCACCAGATTCTTCGTAAGTTCTAGTTGCAAGAGATTTTTCTAGTTCATCATATGCACTACGATCAACTAATTTCTCAATTTTATTACCATTGATACGTAGTAATTCAATAAAGTCTTTATCTGCCTCGTCTGTAAGTAATTTTTTGACAAGGTTAGTTGTTATTCTGAACCTGTGAGAACCAGGAGCAGCATAATTAGATGTTCCTGCAGCGTTATCATTGAGTGATAAGTCATCTTCTGGGGTGATGATTGATTCAAGGATCTCAAGTCCGATTCTGTATTTGGGGTTACTTCCATATTGATCAAGGAGAATGTACTGATAAGGAACGTCTACAAAGAAACCTCTAATAAAGTAAACACCTTCCTGCACATATGCTACAGATCCAACTTGTGTTGCTGCTGTAGGTAGTAATTGTGCAAATGGTGATCCTACTTCAATAAGAGTGGTTCCAAAAGTTATTTCTGTATCTGTAATTAACTGTTCATTATTAGTAAATGTAGTTTGATTATTATCTTCTCCACCAGATTCAATGTATTTAATATAAAGTGTGATATATCCTTTATCAGAATCAGCCGATGAAATACTATAAAGCACTTTTGCTTTAACACCTGATGTCAAACCTGTAATAATTTTTCCTGTAATCTGATTTCTATAACTCTCTACGTCTGCACCTAAGAAAGACTCTTGAACCATTATGGCATCTACATTCAAGTCATAACCAACTTGACCAGGTATAACCATAGAACCATCTTTAAATAGATGGGTTCCCATATTCTCAATCTGATTTTGTAGAATTGATTGAGACTGTGTTAGTTCTCTTGCCTGTATTGGAAAACCAGGACGAAACAATACTCGATAAAAATTCTTTGCTTTATCAAAGTCGTCGTAATACGGTGTTACGTTTAGATTAGTATTTTGTGCCATTAGAACTCGATTACGATTTTAATATCTTCTACTTGGTCGTTTGCACGACTGATGGATCTTCTATTATCTATGTAAACAACGTCACCGCTACTTGAGGAAACTTCGGGTTTAGCATAACCATTGTTAAACTTCATACCTAAGTCATACTCAGTATTGTTAATTGTTCTAGAAGAAGAGTTTGGGATGGCGGGGAAGTTAACATCGGGTTGCCCTGCAGCACCAGATGTAGCACCATTAATCACGTTTGAACCATCAAATTCATTCTGTGTTCCTGTAACTTCTGGGAAGATACCATCTACAGCGTTCTGATAGTACTTTAATAGTTTTGTAGTTGCATTCCATGAAATAACACGAGCACGAGCAGTAACGTTAGATCCTCCAACAACTCTTGTTTGTGTAATAATTTCATCAGGAACGTAGTTACCTTGGAATGTAGGTGAGAATATAACTGCCTTAGTAGCAGATACAGTCAAGTCTGAAATTAATTCCTCGGTTCCATATTTTAAAGGGTTTGTTATTAAACCAATACGACGATAGTCGTTGTCAACTGGGAAGTCACCTGCACCTTCATCATATGAAAGTTTAGCGTTAATCATAACTCGGAACGCACCAAGTTCTACAACAGAATCAGCACCGTGACCGCCTGGTGGTGGAATTATGACATCCACTTGAGCACCAGTTCCTGTTCCAATACCAGTAACGTTATCAACAGAGATTTTACCAAAGGTATATCCTGTTCCTCCAGATGTAACAGTAGCAGAAATAATTTTACCACCATCTACAACCAGTGAAACACGACCACCAGTTCCATCACCATTAATAGCAACGTTATCATAAGTTCCATTGTTATAACCAGAACCTGCAGCATTGATAACAACAGTATCAATTTCACCTGCAACTGCGTTTGTTTTTACAGCAGCATTTGTGAATACAGGCATATAATCGTTCGAGAAGAACTTAAGAACCGATGCTACTGGGATGGTATACATGTATTTCCAACGATAAGAATCACCAGTAGTGATAATTGAAGTAGAAGTACCTGTAGGTTCAACTGTAGAAGGTTTTCCATTTGGATCTGAGGGTGAAGTTCCATTATAGATGCACTTATATACTTGATACTGAGAGTTTACAACGTAAAAATCAGAATCATATAATTTAGTAGCACCAGAGGCAGCAGTTTTACTTGGAGAATAGTCGTGACGATACATGTCATAGGTAAAACCTAATCCACCAGTAGTTTGTTCTGGGGAAACCCAGTCAATTCTACGAACAACCTGCACAGTATCGGAAGCCAGCACACGCTTCATTGAAACCATATCATCATATGCACCAGAAAATTCGGCAAATGAATCCACTGCCTGTGGTGGTGAGTTTTCATTATCCCAACTTTGTGGTCTACCTATGAAAAGATATAACCTGTCCCTCGTAGCCCCTGCATCATCATCACTTTGAGTTGCAACGGGACCTTCAAGAGCCTTAATAAATTTTTGTGCTGAAAAAATTCTAAATTGATCAGTTAATAGAGCTGCCATTTTCTAAGACTATTGTCCTCCTGTTTATTTATGCGGATTCCGACTACTCCTTAGACTGGAGTTGTGCTTGATATTCAATTCTCTTGATCCTATAACTCGCACCAGTATTACCTGCAATGCGTTCTCCACCAAGAACTGCTTGAGCAACAGCACCAGATCCTGTGCTATCACTAGCATTATTAGTAAATGTAACTGTCGGATGTGTTACAAAACTTTCATCAATATTTTGTGCAATACCATAACCACCATTTGTGATTGTTAGTGAAGCAACTTGGTCACCTGCAGCAGTCATGTTGACATTTGCTGTTGCTTGTATATCACCAATGTTTTCTACTGTCACCGTAGGAGGTGCAGTATAGTTAGTACCTGGATTTTGAACAATGAAATCAATCACTGTTTCTCTAGCAGAGAACTCATAGAAGTAACCTGCAATACCTATATTGATATTACCAGTATTAAATGGAGTTACATTACCAACTTCTAGTAATCCAGTAGTAGGATCCCATCCAAGAACAGTTCCTCTTACACCAGATATATCACCTGTCACTAGATCATTGACAACATAATTTTGTCCATTACCCTGATTTAGATCTACATATACATTTAATCTTGCAGAATGATCTACACCATCAGTTAGTGTTCCTGCAGTTTCTACAGTTGCATACTTAAATGGTATAGAACCATCTTTGACCTGATCAGCAACCGCAAATAGAGTAGTATTAGTTCCACCTTGAGTTTCTTCAATACCATATAATGAATTGTAAATACCACCATCTAGTGATATCTGGTTTTCATAATCAGTACCTGTATTAAATAAATCTGGAATACCATCACCAGCTCCTGCATTTTCTGCAACATCAATAAATTTAGTATCTAAAATTCTACCTATAGGATCAGTCAAAGTTATAATATCTTCATTTGCAGCAAAAGTAATTTGATGAGGATCAAAAGCATTACTTGCACTAGCAGCAACACCTGCATCAAACTGTACAATAGCATCTAAAGTTGATGGAATACCACCATCAATGAATGCTAATTCATCAACTTCAAATGTTACTAATAGTTCTCTAGTTTGAGGATTCCAGTCATATACCTTTGCAACTTTATTATTTGCATTATCAATTCTACGAATAACTCTATCACCAACATTAAACTGGTATGTTGATATATCCTGTTGGTTGTTCTGAGTTGCATCTAATATAATTCTCTGGTCATAGTTAAAGTTTACACCTCTTGTCAAACCAAAGAACTTACCAGTTGATTTACCAGTATAAGTAATCGTTTCAGTGTTTACAATCAGTTCTCCAGAACCAGGAAAACCTGTAGTAGTATCAACAAATATTTCTGTATCTGATGCAGCTAAATCTTTTACGAGACCAGTTAAGTAAATTGCTTGAGAGTTATAAGACTGTCTTGCTCTTGTCTTACGTTTTAAATTAACAAGTTTAGTAAATACAATATTTGGTGGATTGATATATCCAGAACCAGAATCTGTAACATCAATTCCTACAATTACACCCTGATCAATTCTAGCAACCGCTTTAGCACCAATACCTCCACCACCTGTAATTAACACATAAGGAGGTTCCTGATAGAACTCACCTTCATCAACAATATTAATAGAAGTAACTTTACCGAAGGTATCAATTTCAGCAGCACCTTCAGCACCAACACCACCTCCACCTCCTTCAAATATAAGTGTTGGAGGTGTAGCATACTCTCTACCAGAATTTAATAATGATAAACCAGTAACTGTTTGTACAATAGGACTTGCCAATGCACCAGTTCCTTCTCCACCTAATATTTTTGCTTGTGCAGGACCAAAATAATTATCACCAAACTTTGTCATTCTAATGTATGCTATTTGTCCACTAGCGTTTAGAACAACATCACCTGCAGCACCTGCAGGGAATGTATCTACTTGTGCAGGAACATCATCACCTTCAAATAATGGAGTTCCATAAAATCTATTACCTATAGCGTAAGGATACGTAGGAACAGAAGAACTATCTTCTGTCATATAATATGCATAGGTTCCGTTAGGATATTCTGGAGTAGGACCAAACTTACCATTATAAGCATCAAGACTTCCAACACTTGAATCATGTATATAATCTTCAGTTAAATCACCAAGTACATAACCCTCAATAACACATCTTATTCCTGTATCTGCTACAGAGTATCCAAACAAATATAATGCTATAGGTGCATCAACAGGAACATGGAATCTAGTTTCTCTTGTTGTTGCAGTATTAAAAGCAGAGATGTAAGTATTGTAAGTAGTTTGAGCACCATCAATCCAGTAAGTTACATGAGTGCCTGGTAAAAGATATGATGTATCTCCAATAATAGGAGGTGCACCTACATGCCATCCATCATCAGATGTACCGACAAATATATGATTACTATTGTTTGATGCATCATTTTGATTAAAGATATATGTCTTACCTCTTTCTAATGTTAAAAATGAAGGTCTACTTCCATCAAATTGAAATTTTCCGTTTGATACAGTTACAGCATATGTTACAGTAGAAACTGTATTAACATCAGGACGATTACCTGGTAACTCAGCAGTTGTTTTTAATCTATATCCTGAGACTTCTCTAGCAGTAGCTCCAGTTGAATTATAACCCCAAGGACCATAGATGGGATATCCATCAAAAGACATACCCAATATTTTAGAGTGTCCATCAGGATGTCTACTATAATCAATGGTATTAGGATCATTTGCATTACTTTGATAATACTCTTTAAAATAATAAGTATTAACCATTGGGTCAGGATCTACATCTGGTGCAAGTTCCATGTAACCTTCATCACCAAGATATCCAGACATATAACGATGAAATGCACAATGATAATAAATTCTATTATTCTCATCAGCATTCATTAAGAATAATGCTTTATATTCATCCTCGTAATCAGCAGCAGGTGCTTGTGTAACACCAGTGCTGTTATAATATAAAGTTCCACCATTAAGAGTTCCATCAGCAGTTGTACTGAATCTCATTGGGTGTGGCATTCCACCTTGTCCACCGTTAGATGGATGACTTTGATCCCAAATAATTAAATAATTTCTTTGAACTTTGATTCCTTCTGGAGCAAAATAAAATGTGCCAGGTGAGAAAGGACCAAATTCATGTGCTTCTTCTCCAAACTCAATATAGAATATACCAGTTTCAAATGTTCTAGGAATACCTGATACTCTAAACTGGAATCCATTAGCACCTAAACATACATCATTTTCTTGGAAAGGAACACCAGTAAGATTTCTTAAATATATTTTTGTAGGATTACCTAAATTATCTTTAACAATTTTTGCTACTTCACCTTTTGCAGTAGAAGTAATACAATCAACAACTCTACCTATTTCAACTGAACCTATAGTCTGATCTAAACTCGCTAAGTCTATTAAAACATTATCATGTTCTGTTTTAACTTGCCAAACAAACTGTCTTATTCTACCCCAATCAAATACACCATTATCTAAATTCCATTCGTTTATAAGTCTATTTGTCTTATAGTAATAAACTTGATTATCTAGTACAGCATCATAAGCGTTATTATTTTTTATGTAAGGATATTTTACAGCATCAATAGTAAATCCTGGTGGTGGATTTCCATCTTGTCCCCACTCAGGTGTATGAAGTAAAACACCATTTGCCATGATACCCATGGCTTTATCACCTTGATATTGTCTATTAGCAGCGTCTGGATGAGGAACATCTTTACCACCTCTATAGATAAAAGTCTGATCAAAGGATCTATCAACTATTGTATCAGAACCACCTGGTTCTCTTTCAGTCAAGAAATGTTGAGATGGTTTAGGATGATTATCAGATACTATTCTGAGTCTATCATCTGTAAATGCTGCTGTAGTAGGACTATTAGGATGTGATTGAAATATTCTTTTTATATCAAATGACGTTACAACATTAGGAGTTTCTTGTTCTGGAATGATCTGTAATCTTAATGGATCATATCCTCTACCTCTACTAAGAACTCTAACGTGTATAATTCTTCCTGACTCATCATCAATAATTGGATACAATAATGCTTCTACATCTGGAGTTCCACAACCAGTTATAGTAAGACGAGGGGGATCGGATGTTGTGTATCCACTACCACCATCTAAAACTTCTACCGCACGAACTCCAAAAATCTCATCAAATATTGGTTCAATGACGGCACCAGAACCAGGAACTGTTCTTGTCATTTACTATACCGCTACGTTAATTGTGCCTTGCATGGCAGAATGAAGTGTACACTGATAATATAAAACCGCAGGAGCATCCAACGGAACTGTCCAATATAAAATATTAGATCCACTACCTGACTGACCTGCAGTATATGGAGTTCCAGTTAAACCCTGTGTGCTTTGAATCCTAAATGGATGAGCACCACCTTGAACTGAGTTATCAAAGATATAAGTAAACCCTCTATAAACATAAAGAGTTGGGTCATTCACAGCACCAGTAAAACCAGGACCAGAGAAAGTATAATCAGATCCACCAACAGAGTTTAAGTTCCACCAAATAACAGGACTTCTAGCTACAACCCAATCAGTATTATTCCAATAAACTGAGTCACCCTTTACTATTCCAGAAAGGTCTGTATCAGTCAATGCAGCAAATGAAGTTACAGGAGTTCCAGTATAATTGATAGTTACTGTATCACCAGTTATGCTAGTTCCTATATCAGTTCCACCTGCTATTGTTAATGAATCAGTTGCAGAATCAGCAGTTGCTGTTCCTGTATCGGCAACAATAGATTCCCATAAATTTTGAGATCCTGCACCAGCTAGATCATCAGCAGGTGCCCATTTACCATCTGATGTATTCCACTTTAATAATTGTCCATTAGTAGGAGCATTTGTTGTTGTATCTACATCTCCAACTTGTCCAAGACTAGAGTACTCTGTTAAAATTTTTGCTCTTGTATCTCCAACACCACCTGCAGTAATATTGATATTTACATATGGATTATCATCACCATCAACTGTAAAGAAATAACCTGTATATGATGAGGCAGAAGGTGCTGATCCTATTGCTGTATACTCATTCTTATATGCAATAGAAGTTGGGAAATCAACATTACCAGTAGTTCCGTTAAAAGTATTAGTTACACCACCTGCAGCAATGGTAACATTACCAGTTCCATTTGGAGCAATAGGGATATTACCGTTTGATGTAGAAATTATTGTATTACCATTTACATCTAATGAAGAAGTCAGAGTACTATAATCTGAAGGAGTAAAAGTAGATCCATTATAACGTAACACCTGATTAACGCCAGGATTGGCAAGAGTTATCGTTAGGTCTGTTCCATTACCTAAAGCAGTATAAACTTCACTGAAATTGTCGTTAACCTTATCACCACCTGCACGAAGAGTATCACCTGTGTTATCATTAGCAGCAGATCCAAGACCGATTACTTGTTTAGCCATTGTTCGCTATTTTTTTAGTTATTTATGGGGTTTCGGGGTCAACTGGTTCTTCTCCGTATAGACTTAAGTCAGGAGGAGTCCAGTCATCGGGGACTACAGTTTCAACAGAAACTACAGGGTTTTGATATCCAGAACCAACGTTACTGACTTCAACACCTGCAACCCCGACGAGTGCACGAATGTTTCCATCAAATCCAGATATAGAGTCAACCCTTACATTTGGTCTAGTTGTGTAACCAGATCCACCTGCTGTAACTTGAACCCTATCAATAGTTCCAGATGTTAGTGTGGCAGATGCTTTTGCATTCTGTCCAAATACAGATCCAAGATAGTCGAATGTAATCAAGGAGTTAGAAGATTCGATAACAGCAACCTGTCTATCTTCAGTCTCACCTTGTATATCAATAAAGTCATCAACTTCGATTGGAGGTACAACCTCAGCAGCGTCTACGTCCGCTTCAGAACCAACGTAGGAGAAGGCAACGAAGGTTGATCCAACACGAGGAATTTCAGAGAATATAATTCTAGAACCAACCAATTCAAAACCAACGCCTGGTTCCTGTATAACACCATTGAGTGAAACAATGATATTATTTTCTGGTAAGATTGTAGAAGATTGAACACCATCAGTCAGTGTCAATGAGTAGAACACATCGTCACGTTTCAAGTTGAATGACTGACGTAATGAATCAAACTCAAATGATATATCATCTAATTGTCTTAGTTTACCAACATAGAATCCTGTAAATGATGCTCCAAGATCAGGTGCTTCAGTAAACTGGATGTTATCTGAGAATGCTGTATAAGCATTTGCTGAACCTGGTGGTTGTAGAACACCATTGATAAAGATCAACATATGTCCTGCAGGATCAGGGAAGTACTTAGTTCCATTCTCAATAGTTAACTTAAAGTTAGTTTGAACTCCATCAAATCCTCTAAATGCACGTTCTACACGTCCCTTAAGATCAGTCTTAGTTATGATCGCTGCCTTGTAACCATCTTTACTGAAGATTCCATCTCTACCACTAAATGTTCCACGAACATCTGTTAGATAGAATCTCTTATTAACACCAACCTCTTTGATATCTTGAATCAATCCAGTAGCAGCACCTGCAACATCTAACTTAGTATTAATTACTGCGTGTCCTAATGGATTGAGTGGATCTGGTGCAGGTCCAAAGTCACCAACTTGATCACCATTAGTAATATTACCTGCTGCAAGAATGTAGTATATGACGTTATTGTCAAGATCAAGTTCTGTAATAATACCATAGTTATTAGGATCAATAACACCATTAGTAATCTTATTAAGTCTATTACCAACTGTAAATACGTTCTTGTTATTTTGAATTGAGATACCAATTCTTGTATGTCCTGCAGATGATATTCTGTAACCTATTAAGGTATCTAATCCATCATATCTGGCAACATCAAGGAATAATTTAGATTGTTCTGGGAATATTGTAGCAGTGGTTTCAAATGTACCTATGAGTGTTTCAGTATCAACAGTTAATTTACCACCACTATTATCTGTAACAGCAGCTTGTGCTTTTAAGAATCCAGTTGGGATTGCAGTTTCACCTGTGTCATATCCTTTGAATGGAATATTATCTGTAAATTCTCCTAGAAGATCAGTAATCTGTATTCTATCTTCAATAGCATTGATCTGAGCAGTTGTTGTGTTAGTTGCACCAACAACATAATCTAATACTGAGAATGTTCCACCAGTTACAGCAACATCAAGATACTTAAAGTTATCATCTTCAAAGAATCCATATACAACACCAGTAACTGTGTTATCACCTTGTTTCTCAACTACTTCATTCATGAAGAAAGGACCATCAACAATATTACCATCAATACGGAATCTCTGATAAATCTGAACAACTTCACCTTCATTCATGGTTACTTTCTCTAGTTCAGCGTATGAACCAGATGATAGACCATATAAGTAATCAGCATTGTTTAGACCACCTGCTAATCCAACAGGAATATCAAATGTTCCATAATCTTTAGTTGGACTTACTATACCATTTTGAACAATAATATCAGTGTAGTAAGTGCTATTCAATAATTGATTACGGATAATATCTAAACTATATCTTACTAATCTATGAATTGAATCTGGATGATAATTTGCTGCATCAGCATCACTAAAGTAAGGTACGAATCCTGACTCAGGAGAAGGATTAATTAACTGATCCTTCAATGCATCATATATCCATCCTTCTAATTTATTGATAGTATATGTCTTAATGTTGTATTCTGTATCAGCATAGAATACTTCACCAGATGTAGCAGCATAAGGATCAATTAATCCCTTAGTTAATTTCTGTCCCCATGCAAATAAACCATCAGTTCCATTACCACCAAAACTAGTTTGACCAGTAGCATTTTTAATTTGAACCATTTGACGGAGTTGTTGGAAACCGAATGAACATGTAACTGTAATAAATGCTCTATACCATCCTCCACCATAAGGTATAACACCAGATGCATCTATCTGTAAACCACCTTGAGGTTGGAATATACTACCTGTAGTTCCATTTGTTAAATCAATATCATAGAATGCTTGCTGTCTCTGAGGAGTATCTTCATCTAGAGATACTTGGAAACGTGCCTTAGTATATTCACCTTGCTTCAAGAATATGGAGTATGTAAACTGCTGACTTTCTGCTGTACCTACTTGTCCAGTATCAAATGTTTCTCCACTAGTATCAAAGGTGACGTTACCAGAGTCAAATGTTTCAAACGCATTCAAACTGTAATTGTTATGTAATATATGAGTACCTACAGTTGATGTTGCTACAATCTTATCAGCAGTAACTGCATTATCAGGAGCAGCAGTTACGTCTGTTGATATTGTTACATTAGTAAGAACATTACCGCCTCCAGTCAAATCTTCTGGGAAATTATATCCAACGTTTTGACCTATTAATTGATCTTGAACACTAGAACTAATTAACCTTGCATTTCTAAGAATCTCAACGTTTGCAGGATGTGTATACCAATCAAATTTCTTGCTAACACCACCAGTAATAATGGTTGCTGCACCTGCTGTTTGACCTGTAATTGTTTCACCACCAGAGATTGTACCTTCTAAGAATGATCCAATATAAAGATGTCTATCTTTACTATCCCATTCAAGAATCTTAGCATATCCACCACCTGCTGCTGTAACAACCTCATCAACCTTAAACTCACCACTCACATTGTCAACAGTAAGTCTGTAAGCATCTATAACATGATCTACGTCAGTTGTAATAGAGTCTTGGATCATATTTCCAAGTAACTGATCAACAAAATCATTGTATACCCATGATCCAGTTCCAAACTGAGTATTAACAAGATTGTTTAATTCATTCTTATAGTAGTTTGCATTATAAAGAATTTGCTTCATACCACTTCTAGCAATCTTCTTGCCAGGTGAGAAGAACTCAATTACATGATCAAGAAGATTATTCCAATCTCCAACAACCTGATCAATATCAACTGTTTCTTCACCATCTCTATAAGCAGCTTTACCTGATGGTGTTGAATATGCACCAAATGGTTGACTCTCAAATGAGTTATATACATTATTTCTAATTACTTCACGACCAACTTCCTTAAGTACTTCCATACCATAGACAGTTGCCATAACCATATCTTCAATTCTATGAAGTGTTCCATCTGCGTTGAGATATGTTTCTTCAAGTGCTCTGATAGAACTACTATTACCACCAGTCTGTAAATCGGATATTAATGACTTAACAAGGAACTCTACATCAGCTTGGAACTCGGTTGCTTCTAAATTAGATCCTCCGAATTGGAATGCAAAGTATGTTGTAGGACCTGCTTGATATGTAAATCCAGTTAACATATTAGATGTTACATCTTCTGCAATAAGTTCTCTGTTAAAGTAAAGTCTATTACCTGCAACATCATAATCCTTTCCAGTAGGTGCAATAATATCATTAACAGTTTCTATTAATGATTCAATGTTAGTCTTAACATCTGCACAATCACCAACAGTAAAGATTGCATCTGTAGCAGTACCACCTGCCCATACATGAGTATAATCTCCACCTGCTATTACAGATTCAGTATCTGCTGAATGGAATGTATGAACATAATCTCCACCAGATCTTACAGCACCAGAATTAGCAGAAACAAATGTATGTGCTGATGTATCAGAAATAGCACCTTGTCCACCATTTACATTGATAGTAATTGTTCCTGCATTTTGATCTACAGAATCAATATTGATTGCAGTATCATATGCATAGTCAGCACCTGTTCCTGTGTTAGCAGTTGTAGCACGAGGATAAGATTTCTGAACTGTATTACCATCTAATGTGCAAGTAAAGACTAATGATTCAGTAGCAAGTTTAATGCTAGTATTAGCAGTTAATCCGTGGTTTATACCGATTGTTAATACCATTACACCTGTATTAGGATCGTAAGTAGCATTAGAAACATTGTGCATTACAATAGGACTTTGACCAACGTTTATCTGAATAGTATCTGCTGTAGTTGCAGTAATATCAATAGGTTTGTCGTAGAATGGATCTGTAGTTCTTGGATATGATTTAATAGATTCATTTTGATCCATTGAGCATGTAAACTTCAATGCACCTCCACTAATCTTAATTGGTTGACCAACTTGTAAGTTATGGTTACCAATAGTAAGAACCATTACACCAGTTGAGGCAGTGTATGTTGCCATTGTTGGTGTGTACCTAACTAACGGACTAGGTCCTACATTTACAGTTACAGTTGTTGCAGTTCTAGAATTAATTGTAAGTGCCTTACCATATGCAGGATCAGTTGCACGAGGATATGTTTTATTAGAAACATTTCCATCCATTGAACATGTAAATGTTAATGCTTCGTTATTGATCTGTAAACTATCACCTACACTAAATCCATGACCAACAGTAACTGCATTTGTGGCAGATGGAGTAACAACAAAGTTATGAGTTGTTGTATCTGTAATTGCACCTTGACCACCATTGACGTTAACAGTGATTGTTCCACCAGATTGATTTACTGCTGTGATATCAAGGAACTGATTATATGCATAGTCAGCACCATTTGTAGTGTTAGCACCAAATGATCTAGGATATCTCTTTTGAGTTTGATTACCATTTCCATTGTAATCACAAGTAAAGACTAATGACTCCTCAGCAATTCCAACTTTATCATTAGTTGTTAATGTATGAGTTCCGATTGTAAGTGTTAAATCACCTGTTGTTGGGTTATAAACAGCACCACTAACACTATAAGATCCAGTATTTGAAGCAAGAGTTAATGTTAAATCACCAGTTGAAGGAGTATATGCAGCATCATATACATCGTACGATGTTGTAAAGTCATTATTTGTAATACCCCAGTCTCCAACAATGAGATTTTCTGTATTATCAGTTGTTAGAGTTCCATCTATTGCTTGCTTTAAGTAGTATATTAAACGTTCGTGAACGTAGATAGATTGTGGTAATTGTAATCTAATATGTTGTATTTCATTATTAGCACCGATATAGAATCCTGCAGCAGTAACAACGTTTTTATTACCACCATTTTCTACATCATTAGCAAGACCATCAACAACCAATCCTAAGTCAGTCTTACAACGTTCAGTTCCATCTGTGGATGCACCATTCTGGTTTCTAGGCATATCCTGATTAAGATCTGGATAACGCTGCAACATATCAAATGATGCTTTATCTACAATAGCACCACGATTCTGACGAATTAATTCAGCAGCATCACGGAATCTGTAACGACTGAATACATCAATTCTATCTGTGTATATTAATTCACTAGCATCATCTTCATAAGTGATCTTAAATGGAACTTCAAGATATGAATGAACTCTACCACCAATAAATTCTTGTACTGGATTTAGATCAGTAACAGTTGCAAGATGATCTACAGGAGATGCTAAAGCAGCCTGTTCTATTGTATCTGTTAGTATAGAAATTAAGTTGTTTGTAGTTGTATAAACATCAGAACAATTTGTAACGAGGTACTTAGACTTAGTAATAGAATTAGCATCTCCACTAACAAATAAGTGATCATAACGCTTATCTTGTGGTGACTTACCAACGTTAATAACAAATCTATCATTATCTACAGTCTTAACTTCCATTACCTGATGACTTGCAGGATCAGTTGATCTTGGATAATCATGTTGTGTTAGATGATTATCTTGAGAACAAGTAAATCTTAGTGAGTTATCATCAATGTATACACAGTCACCTGCAACATGAATACCGTTTGCAGTTGCAGAAACGAATGTATGAGTATAATCTCCACCTGTTCTAACACCATTTGTAAGACCAGATACAAACTTATGTTTGTAATTACCACCAGTTGAAACTATTGCTCTTGTAATAGCATTAGTTGTAGCAGAAACAAATGTATGTGCTGTAGTATTTGTTGAAGGAATTTCGTCAAGTACTTGAACATCGAATGTTGTATTGGTGACGTTCATAACGTCTAACCATCTACCACTAGCAGGGTCAGTTGCACGAGGATAAGGATGATTTGTAGCATTGCTATCATGAGTGCAAGTGAATGTTATTCCACCATCAGCAATCTTAATTTTCTCACCATTTTGTATACCATGACCTACACTGATTGCACCTGCTGTAGCAGAAACAAACTGATGACTTGTTGTATCAGTAATTGATCCTCCACCACCATTTACGTTAACAGTGATCGAAGTTGCTGTTGTATCGGTAATTTGTAAATGATTGTTGTATGCAAAGTCAGCACCGCTAGGAGTTGCAGCACCTGATGCTCTAGGATAAGTTTTGTTTGTAGTGTTTCCATCTCCATTATAATCACAAGTAAATGTTAGTGAATTAGGTGCAATTAATATCTCTTGTCCTATTGATAGACTATGAGAACCTATAGTCATTTGCATTTCACCAGTAATTGCATTATAAGCAATCATTGATGGTTGGAATAGAGTAGTTGCTACTGTAATTGTCATTACACCAGTTTCACCGTTGTATACAGCATTAGTTGGTGTAAATTGATTTGTAGATATACTGTCTAATGTATGATTTGGTGTAAATGAAGGTGTATATCCATCTAAAGCATTGATAGTAATAGTATTACTTGTAACTGAATCAATAGGAATTGCTTGGGCAACAAGTGGATCTCCTTGAATGATACCTAAATCATCAGAACCTGCATAGGTATGAGTTGTAGTATTTGTAGGAGTTGTTCCTTGTAGAACGTTAACCTCAAAACTACTATCATCTACATTACTGATAAACAACCACTTATCACTTGCAGGATCACTAGGTCTTGGATATGGATGTAGAGTTTCATAATTATCAAATCCACATCTAAACTTAATTGAATTATCTTTAATCTTGATTGGTGTACCTGCAACCATACCATGTCCAAGAGTAATACCATCTGTAGTTGCAGAAACGAATGTATGTGCTGATGTATCTGAGATAGCACCTTGACCACCATTCAAGTTAACAGTAATTGTATTTTCACCAACTGCCATAACTCTGAGCCACTTATCGTAAGCATAGTCAGCACCACTAGAAGTATTAGCACCTGTTGATCTAGGATAAGATTTCTGTGCAGTGTTACCATCTAATGTGCAAGTAAATGTTAGTGAGTTAGGAGCAAGTTTAACTTTGTTGCCAGGTACGATACCGTGACCAACTTGAACTGCACCATCAAGTGCACCAACAAATGTATGGTTACTAATATCAGTAATAGCACCCTGTCCACCGTTAACATTAACAGTGATAGTGTTAGGACTTACAGCAGTAATATCTAACCATGTATCATATGCATAGTCTGCTTTTGAATTTGTTGAATTATAAGCACCTGATGCTCTAGGATAAGCATGAATTGTTTCATTATTATCGTTGTTGTAATCACAAGTAAACTTAAGTGATTCTGGAGTAATCTTAATTCTATCGCTAGTTGTTAAACTATGAGTTCCGATTGTAAGAACTAGAACACCAGTTGTAGGTGCATAAGTTGCACCAGTAACATTATAAGATCCTGCATTCTGAGATATTGTTAATACACAATCACCTGTTGTTACATTATAGTTTGCAGCACTTGCAGTAAATGATTCAGTTGGAATAGAAACTTTAAGTACACCTGATACTGGATTGTAAGTAGTTCCTGTGCTTGCAGTATGTTGAGCAACATTAGATCTAGGATATAGATGCTTAGTAGCATTACTATCCATATCACAAGTCATTACTAATGAATCAGGAGCAAGTTTAACAGTGTAATTTGCTTTCTTAACACAGTTATTAACTGCACTTACAAAGGTATGTGTATCAACGTTAGTTGATGGAACCTTATCTAATACTTGAACATCAAAAGTATCTGTAGTTACGTTGAATATTGGAATCCATTTGTTGCTAACTGGATCAGTTGGACGTGGATAAGTTTTCTGTGCAGCAGATCCAGTCGCACCACCATAAGGACAACTTAATGTAATACCATTATCATCAATCTTAATTTTCTCACCATTAGAGAAGTTATGACCTGCAATAGTCAAAGTCATTACACCACTAACAGGATTATATGCTACATCTGTTGGTGTATGTTGTGTTGGAGCAGGATAACTATGATTTCCAATATTTAATTCTAAAGCACCAGTACCAGCATTATAAGTTGCAGCTGATGGAGTATACGCCTTAGTTGGAGTTGCACCAACGTTTATGGTAACAGTGTTATCACGTTTTACAATACCATCCTTAATAGCTCGTACAAATGTATGAGCATATTGACCTGTAGGACTCGCAGCACCAACAAATAATGTAAATGTATGATCTGTAACTGCCTTAATTCTTAACCATCTAGCAGCAAATGGATCTTTAGGTCTAGGATAAGAATGCTCAGTCTTATTACCATCCTTAGAACATGTAAAGACTAATGAGTTATTCTCTAATCTTAGTTCAGTTCCAACTGTTAAACCATGATTTAATATAGTAATAATTAATAATCCTTCTGCAGTGTTATAAGTTGCACTTTGAGCAGTCATTCTAGTGCTACCATTACTCCAAATTGGAATAGCAGTATTATAAACACTATCATCAACTCTAGGATAAGAATGAACAGTAGCATCATTATCTTGTGAGCATGTAAATGATAATGCATCTTTAGCAAGTTTTAGTGTCTCACCAGATCTTGTTAAACCATTAACTTTAGAACGAACAAATGTATGAGCAGTTTGGTTAGTAGAAGGTGTAGAACTTAGTACTTGAACATCAAATGATGTATGAGTTACATTAGAAATAGGTAACCACTTATTATAGTAAGGATCTGTAATTCTTGGATATGTGTGCTCAGTAGCATTACTATCTTCGAGACATGTAAATGTTAGTGAGTCTCTATCAAACATGACTCTATCACCAACATATAATCCATGCTCAACTGTAATAGCATTGTCAAGTGCAGATCTGAACTTATGCTTATAATTACCACCAGTAATTACAGCACCTGCTTTAGAAGTTGAATATGTATGAGTTGTTGTATTACTTGAAATACCAACATTAATAGTAATAGTTGTTGGAGTTGTTCCAGTTATTTCAATAGACTGTTCAAATGACTTATCACGTTTCTGTTGAATTACACCTGCAAAACTTACAAAAGTATGAGTAGATGTATTTGTAGATGGAGCAGTATCTAATACTTGAACATCAAATGATGTTGTTTGAACATTACTTATTTCAATCCATCTATCACTAACAGGATCATAAGGTCTAGGATATCTGTGAGTAGTTACATTATTATCTTTATCACATGTAAATGAAAGTGCATAATCAGGGATCTTAACCTTATCACCATTCTTCATTCCATGTCCTTGAGCAACAGTAAATGTTACTACACCTGTTGTTGGATTATATGCTGCATCGCTAGGAACATGCTCATCAATTAGAGGTCTTGGATAGTAATGAACACCTGCACCATATGTGCATGTAAATCCAATACTTTGAGTTGCTATTCTAATAGAAGTACCTTGTGCCAAACTATGATTTCCAATAGTCAACTCCATATCACCATTGTTGGGATTGAATGTTGCATTAGAAACATCGTAAGTAACGATAGGAGACTTACCAACGTTTACAGTAAATGATGTATCAGTTACATGAGTAACTTCTAATGCTGTATCACGTGCAGGATCGGTTGCTCTTGGATATGCATGATCTGTTGCATAGTCATCTTGAGAACATCTAAATGTAATACCATCATTAGCAATCTTAACTCTTTGTCCAGTCTTTAAGTTATGTGTTCCAGTATAGATTTCTAAATCACCACTTGTAGGACTATAATCAGCATCATGAACATCATATTGATCATTACCAACACTGACTGTCATTACACCAGTAGTAGGATTATATACAGCGTTAGAAACAGTATACTTACTACCTGGTCTTAGATCATTGTCACCAATGTCCATAGTTAAGAAACCAGTATTAGAATCATAATCTGCAGATGTTGCAGTATAATTTACTGTAGGAGATGTTCCAACATTTACACTAAAGTTATCATTATCAATCTTCGCTACTTCTAACCAACCTTGGTTTGCTGGATCATCTGTTCGAGGATAACTCTGTGATACTACATTACCATCACAAGTACAAGTCATGGTAATAGAATTAGGTTCAAACTTAATTCTGTCTCCAGTTTCTAAGTTGTGCCCAACAGATTCAATCGTCAAAACACCAGTGGTAGCAGTGTATCCTGAGTCTGTTGCTGTAATAGTTCTAGGGGCCGCGAGTCCATGACTTGCAGCTGTTATCTCCATGTCACCCATTGATGGATGATAGTCGATTGCAGTTGGAGTAAACTTAGTTAATGTCTGAGATGTATAACCATCAAATGTAATAGAAGTATCATATTTCTGAATTAAACCATGATCACCTTGAGTACTCCAAGGAACATTATTAACAATATACTTAGCAAGTTTATCTAAAATCTTATAAACAAAGACTGTCATAGAGACATCATCTTCTACGTTTACAATTTGAATTGGATTTACTTCTCTATTGACATAGTATGAAGATGCTTTCCACATATGATGGTTACTACCATTACGTAAGTCATCTACAAGAGAATCAATAACATCTCTTACATCATCTTCACAGTCAACTTCGCTTCCCTTAACGCTATGAGCAGGGAATACTTCTTTCATAATATAAACTGTTTCTTGAGCAAGGTATTCCTTGTTCATTAACATTAAATCTGCAGCGTTAAGATATCTGTGACTCTTAGTAGTAAATCCTGCAGGTGCAGCGTTAGATGCTTGATGTGTCTTTAAGATAGCATCATTATTAATGTATTCAGTCTTAGTAAATGATTCACCACCAGACCAATCTTCAGTAGAAGTTTGACCATCAGCACCATCAAAGTGACATAGTACCTTTGTATCAGCATCACCTTGGAATATTCCACTAGGAGCATTGAATGGTGCTGTAGCATAACGTGAAACAACAGAATATCTAAACTCGTCAATATGACCAGTCATACTGTTAAGACCAGATAAATCAGATCCAATTCTTATAGGTCTGTCTAGTGTATAGTTACTACTATCAGTTCCAGTTCCTATCTCAACTCCATTAGAGTAAATCTTAAGAGAAGTTCCAGTTCTCTGAATTACAAGATGATACCAAACATCATTGTTTAAAGCATTTCCACCAGATGTTGCTATATCTGATCCATTAACATTAACTCTAACTTGTGCTGCCTGTAAGTAAATTCTAAGTGCAACTTCAGTAGCACTTGTTCTCATATCAAGTAGAGTTTTAGTATCTACTAATGATGTTGCATCTAAACGAACTTGGAACTCAATAGTATAATCACCTGTACCACGAGTAAATTCAGATGATGCAGGAATTTGAATATAGTCATTTGTTGCAGCATCAAGTAGTAATGATGATTCTCCAAATTTCTTCTGTGCAGTATCTAATTGAGCAGCGTTAGAGAAGTTAAACTGATGATAATCAGCACCACCTCTTAGTGATCTACCAATTTTACCAAGATATATTGTATTACCTGCAAAGTCAAATCCAATAACTTCTGCCTTAGTATCTCTAGTTCTAACTGTTTGACCTACAGAGAATAAACCAGTTCCTTGCTTCTCTTTAAATGTTAGTTTTCTAGACTTACCAGACTCACCTGCAGTAAATGTACCTACATTATTACCATAATCTAGTTTGTAATTTCTAATCATCTCACCTACAGATAATGCACCTGATGCGTTATCATAAGGAATTACAATTTGACTAATAAATTCGTTAGCAGGGAATTGAGAGTCAATATCAGTAGTAAATGTTTCAAAATCAACGACACTAATTGTTGATATTGAAATGTCATCTAAAACAATATTTGGATATGTAATAGATGTAACTCTGTTGAATAATAGACCAAAGAATGAAGATCCCTCTGAAATATTAACCTGTCCAATAAACTCTTGAGTAGCAGGATCTTGATATGTAGATGTAGCAGTCAATCTTGCAACTACATTAGACTGAGCACCAATAATAACATCATTAAGTTCAAGGTCAAATAAACCAGGTGTAGACTGGTAAGTTCCAGTAGTCTTACTTAAAGTTAATTTGTCATTAACATTAACTACAGTTGAATATACAGGACCATCTTCTGCCTGTGTTGCTGCAGTAGTACCTAATTGTCCTCTAGTTACCTCTAATATAGTAGAATCATTATTCTCAGTAATTTGAGTGACATTTACAATTTCAGAACCAACTTGATAATTACCACCAACAACAAATGTTCCACTAGGAGGTGGAGTATCAGGATCAGTAGATTGTGCTTTATCTGCAACTACTTCAATAGCAGCAGTTGAAGGTCCTACACCATAACGAAGTTGACCAAGTGGATCTTCTGCACCACCTGCCAAGTTGATTGCTTCAACTTTAGCAGTTTGTCCAGTAAGGTTAGTTACTTGCTCACCAAATACAAATAATCCAAGATTAGAAATAGATGATACAGCATCATAATTAGCAATAAATCCAGTAGCAGAGTTACTTACCAATTCACCTGCAATAAATGCTGTTCCTTCTGTAAAGAATCCTCTAATAGCATTACCAACAACACTTGTGACAGTAAATCTAGTTCCAGATGTCTGTCCACCCATTGAGTTACCTATAAGTGGGAAGATACCACTAATATTAGTAAATGTTAGTTCAAATATATCAATCTCATCAATAGTAACGTTTACATACTTAACACTAGCAGGTGGTTGTGGTGGTTGACTGAATACAATAGAATCACCTAGAATTGAGAATGATGTCTCAGGAGTTTGAGCAACACCATTTAAGATGATCATTAACTGATTAGCATTAGCAACTACGTTTTCACCATTAACTGATAATGGGAACTGAGTCTTAACACCATCAAATAAATTGGATATATCATCAAGTCTTTGTACAACAGATGTTAAAATGTTTTCTGAAGATGTTAATCTCTTCTGTCTGAATAATACTTCTGAATTATTGAACTGTGAGTATACTGGTTCAACTAGAGAGAAACTTTGAATATTAGGTACAATCGCTTCTCTTGCTAATTCAACAGACTTAGTAATCTGGAAATCAGTTTCCTTGTTAGGAATTTGACCATAATCAGATAGATTTAACTCACCAAATACTTTAAATGATGCAGGGTGAACGTTCTTAAGTAATATCTCTTTCCACTCTCCGATAGAAACAGCAGACTTAACAGCATATGAGAAGTCTTGATAATAGTAACTATCTTGAATCTTCTGAATAATTTCAGATGGTTTACCAATATCATCAATAAATTGACCTGTTGTTTTAGTGATAGAACCAATTTCAAGAACACCACGAGCAATCTTAAGATCACTAATGATACCAGATGATTTAGAAATAACACCTGTTATTCTTTCGTTAGCATTAAATTCACCAGTATAATCAACAATCTTAATAACTCTAGGTCCTACCTGCCAACCTTGGTTAGTAGAAACATAACCTTGTGCAGTTGCAGTTTCTAATGTATCACCTTGATATACAAGTTCACCTTCTAAGAATGTAGAAGTAACAACGTTTGCTTCAGCAGCACCACCAAATGATTCAGTTAATATTGTTTGACGACCAGTTCCTGCGTTAACAAACTGAATAGAGTCACCTAATGCAGCGTTAGCAGCAGTAATAGCAATCTTTAACTGGTTTTCTTCTAGAGAATTAGCAGTACCTGCAATAGCATAATATGTGTTAGTAGAGTTCAAACGACCAATAGCACCTGCTGCTAATGGGAAGTCAGCACCATCTCCAGTATCAGTAACAGTTAGAGAAACTTCAGCACCATTTTGAATACCATGTGGGAAAGCAAACTGTAGTAATCCTAAGTCAAGGTTAACAACATAGTTAAAGGATGATCTTAAAGATACAGTAGGAGCAGATGAATAACCTGAGCCAGGATCTTTAACAATAACATCATCTAAACGACCATTCTTAATAGATGCTTCAGCAGTCGCATTTGATCCACCACCACCTGTAATAACAACAGCAGGTGCTTGTGAATATCCAGAACCTGGATCTGTAACTGTAATACTATCAAGTATACTTGTGGATGTTAACTGTGCGTTAATTGGGAATGAAATCTCAGGACGTAAAGTATAGTCATGAGGATAATCATATCCAAAGTTATTGTTCTGTAATTTCTTAATCTTACCAACTTTAGTTCCTTTAGTAAAGATAGAAGCACCAGTTCCTGCAGGAGGTATGACAACATTCAGATCAACACCAGAACCTGTTAAACCTGGTCCAAGAATACCTGATATAGATTCAACATCAATACTTGCGGTAGTATATCCTTTACCTGGTGATGTAACTACAACTTCTTGTATTTGACCAGGAATTGTTACACCCTCATCATCAGTTCCATCAGCAACAGTAATAGAAACAAATCCACCTTCTCCATCACCTGCAATAGGAACACTATTATAAACACCTACAGCATATTCAGTACCTGGTGCATCAATTTGAACTCTCTCAATCTGTCTAGATGATTGAATTGTTGTGACAACAGGTAATCTAGTATAGAAACCACCAGGATTAACAATACGTATATCACTGATAGAACCAACTGCCTTTAATGAACTTGTGCTATAAGATGTATTGATAACGTCAGCATTTCCTTCTGGTTCATTAGCAAGTGGGAATTTGAATGTATCAGCACCACGAGTAATAGTTGCACCAGATATAGAACTAATAGTAAAGTTTCCTACGTAAGGAGAATTGACAACATCTAAGTAACTAGATTTGATAACAGGAGAATCATCACCTGTTCTAGATGGGTCAAAGTAGTAAGAAATGTTAGTAACAATATCAGTATCAACTTTTAACTTAACAGTAGGATTAGGAACACCTTGACCAGTAATACCAGGTGTACCTACTCTTTCAATAGAGTTAAATGAGTATTCTAGTTTGTAGAGATTATCTTTAGAGAATGATAAGTTACCACCTGCCATTGAAGAATGACTGACATCAAACAGATATTGATGTCCATAATACATCTTAAGAACAGGAGATTTAACGTAAATATTAACTTGACCTGAGTTTGTAGCTGGTGATGTTAGAGCAGCATTAGGTAATTTGTAAGTAAATTCAACAGGACTTACAACAGTATGAACTGGGAAAGCACCATCATATTCATCATATACAAGACTATTGTAAGTTTGTGATGGGTTACCATCAATATTAACCATCTCACCCTCAGAGAGGTAGTGACTGCTTCCAGTAACAATATAAACTTCATCACTATTAGCAACTGCAGTTGCTTGTATAATTCTTCTAAGAGTTGCTATTAGAGTAATCTTAAGAACACCAGTTAGATTTTGAATTTGTGCAGTTGTATATTCAGCATTGTAACTAATATCACCAGAGTCAATATTAATAACAGATCCGACAATATAAGGTGAACCACCAGAAACTTCATCAATTCTAATAGAGTAATCATCATCAGTATATGGTTTGAATCTAGTCAATTCATCCATATTGTTTGTACCGCCCTCTGGATGATTGAAATTGTTAAGATCAATATCAAATACACCTGGTGTAGTATTGTTTAATTGTGCAAATGTAAATGTAAGTTCATTAATATCATTAGGTATAGGTCCTACAATTCCATAAGTGCTTTGCTCATTAAACTGTTCTGTAACAATATAACCTGCATTGAGATTATCAGACCAAGCATTATTATTAACTGCAAGATATATCTTTCTATTAGTAACATCTTGTCTAATAATATATCCACTATTTTGGAATACTCCTGCATCATTGTTAAGTCTTAATTTTGTTCCTGTGGTAAATCTAAACTCTTGGTTAAGAGTAAGTTCTTGAATATTATCAATCTTGACTGTAGGTGTAACCTTAAAGTAGTATCTGTCCTTAACATTAGCAGTAACTCTTAATTTCTGAGAACCTGGTGAAGGAACAGTAGCAGTTCTAGAACTCCAAACATCTTGAAGATATGTCAATGTGCTAGAATCCTGAGACATTGATGTATCAGCATCATCAAAGTCTAAGTTCTGGAATCCTGCCTCTGCTAAAGCAAATCCTGTATTATTAACAGTTAGTTCTCCTCCCTCCACAACTGCTATGGCAGTTCTAGTGAATCCAATCTGTGTATTAGTTTGTGCTGTTTGTGTACCTAATCTTGCTGCATCAGCATTTTTATCAATCTTAAGACCCCAACCGACATAATCAATGTAATCATACTTGTTTGTGTAAGTAGAGAACCATGATGTATCTTGCCAGTTATATCCTTCGTTAAATTCACCTGCAATAGGATAGTTAGTTACATCATTAGGAACTGTAGGAGTAACTGCTCTGTTTCTAATACGAAGATTATCTACATGATATTGACCTTGCTCATTAGAACGGAATTGACCTGTTGTTCCACTTCTACCAGGAATATTACCAATGTATAGGTTTTGATTCTGGAATGCAGTATTATCAATAGTTCCTTGAAGAACTTGTATACCATTGACGTATGCAGTGTATTGACCTGCAGATTTAGTCAGTGAAATGAATTGCCAAGTATTATCGGCAAACATTGTAGTAACTGCAGATTGAAGAGCACCAGATGCAGAGTTAAGTGCTGTTCCATTTGCAGTAACAACTAATTGTAATTCTCCACTAGAAATATCATAATACAACCATAGACCACCTGTACTCAAGGTAGCATCACCGATTGCTATTAATGTTTGTTGTGTTTGATTATGTGTATTGTTATTACCAACAGCATCTTTATACAACATGAACTCAATAGTCCAGTTGTTAGTCAGTTTAGTTCCTAAATCAGAACCATTAACTTGTATTGCTGAATTTACCCATGTAGTAGGAGTAACAGTATCTTTTCCTAGTATCTGTGCATATCCATTAGTACTATCAAATTTTAATGAATTACCCTCACCTATGAATGTTGGAGTGTAATGACCTGTAGTATCTGTAGTTTCACCACTTGTAAATGGTAGTAATAACTCATTTCTATTCCAAGAAGTTTGACCATATACATGAACATCACCAGAACTGTCAGGGAATAATGTATGTGCAGTCAATCCTTCAATGTTATTAACATCAAACTTATTATTAGTATGACTCTTAATAATACCATTGTATCCAAGTTTAACTACGTCAACAGTTAATTCACCGTCTGTATTCTGATACTTGTTAATTGCAATGTTAAGATCACCAAATATATCAATATGACTTCTCTTAGCAACATTAATACTGTATCCACCAAGAACTCCATAACGATAATTCCAAAGAGTATCACCATCAACATTGAATTTACCAACCCAGAATCCATCTTTAGTTGTATTATCTGCCTTAAGTCTAGTTGTAGCAGTAATATAAAGTTCACTAAACTCATCTATTGTAAGACTTGTATCCATAAAGGAATACAAGGTATTAGTTAATTGCTTATTCCATAGAAGACTAATTGCACTAGTACCTACATTTGCTTTACCAATACCTGTATCAACTGATGATGCATTAGGACTTGTAGCAATTTCAAATGTATAGTATATGTCAGTTCCATTTACAAGTAAATCTGTAATTTTTTCAGAAACATTTACAGAGGTAATCTTTCTCTTAACAGCAAAGTTACCAAGTGTATCTACAACAGCAATATAAGCATCAAATGGATTACCAGAGTTTGTATTAGTATGTCCACCAATAACAAATCTAGTATCTGAATATTTTGCAATAGCACTAACATTATCAGAACGAGTAGAACCAGATATACCTGCATATGCTTTCTGATACTGTAAACTAGCACTTAATCCGTTAGCTGCCTGTGTATACTTGCAAAGAACAACATCAGGGTTATATGCTTCTAGAATGTTTGAGTTAGGTCTATTATGACCAACACAATAAACATCCATACCGTCTACTAATATTCTCTCAAATTCTACTTCTTGTTGACCATCAGTACTCTTAATTGTCTTTTCCCAGTCTTTAACACCAGTAGCAGATAGTTTTGATACAAATGCTATAGTATATCCAAATTGATCTTTAGTTTTACCACAAATGTATATTTCCTTAGCATCATTTACAAATACATCATTAACCTTAACATAATCATTACTTTCAATCTTAGAAATATAATAATCTGCTTTTTTGTATATTTGTGGGTGTGATAGTATAACTCTTGGGTTTGTAGTATAATTTTGACCAGAGTTAGTTACATTAACTGAAGAAATAGATCCTACAGAAGATACAACCGCTTCTAATGCAGCACCAGTTCCATCTCCATCAAGAATTATTGTAGGAGGTAATTCGCTATTATATCCAGAACCCTGCTGATCAATAACAATCTCTTCAACACCTTTAATCTGTTTAACAACAAAAGTTTTGTTAGTGTTGTTCATTATAGGTGTGTAGTCAACTACAACATTATCTCCTACTGTCAAATTGTGTGGATTTTGAGTTTTTAAAACACCATAGTTGAGACCACCAATACTCTCAAAACCATATGTAGATACTGGTTCACCTTGAATATGTGAAACACGTGCAGAAACACCTGTACCATCAGTATCTGTGTTATCAAATACTAAACGGTCATTAACCTGATAAGATGCACCAGGATTCTCTACTGTAAATCCAGTTACAGAAGCATCCTCAAACTTAGTAATTGTCTCAACTTCAATATCAACCTTAGAGTCAAACTTAACTTTAGGGAAGTAATCAAATAACTGTAGAGGAGATTCTTCAAAGATTTGATCTGGATCATCTAATTCATCCTGAGAGATCACAGCGTCCCTATTCTCGTCTTCTACCTCAAATAGGAGTAATTCACCGTCTTCAGTAGTTAGAGCGTTTGTAGAGGCATTTGGTGCCCTCTCAACGTCAATATCAACGTTCTCATATGGATCACGATATCTAACAACACCTGTAGGAATATTCTGTTGTGTTGCACCATCACTTAAGTTCCAAGTATCAACAACTGAGTTGAAACTAGGACCTAAAACATAAGGGAATACTGGATTACCTTGTTCAGTAGTGTCAATAGTAACGAAGTAACAATATCTACCACCAGGAAACTCAGGTGTCTTACAGAAACGACCATTGTACTGATCAAGATCACCTAAACCAAACACATACTCATAATCTTCTACAAAGTTACCTGCTGCCTCATCATTAAGTAGAGGACCTGCAATTCTAGCAGGATAAGGATTAGTAACTGGATCATATACGAGTTCTGTTTTAAGACGATATGAAGTGTTTAATCTATTGATAGCAGATGCCTGATCTGTAGGATCAGCATAACCGTAAGGACCGTATATTGGGTTACCATCAAATGCCCATCCAACAATAGGAGAGTGATTTAACTGTTCTGCCTGTTCAACTACGTTTCCTACAGTTGGTTCTTGTAAATTATCACCAAGAACATATCTTAGTCTCTGTGGGTTTGATAAGTGAGCATATTCACCACCATACTGATTATTATATCCTTCAAATACTCCACCCTTTGCAGCATCTAATGAACTAGTTGCTTGTAAGTTATATGTCCACTGGAATACATTTGCTGTAAATAATGCACCTTGACCAACAGAAGTCAAGTTAATAAGTGTAGTTCCTTGAATATATCCAATACCTCTGTTGAGAATCTCAACACTTGTTACTCTACCTGCGTTTTCTCCATCAATATCAATACCTGCTCTTGCAACAGCACCAAAACCATCACCTTGAATACTTACTATAGGAGCAGTTGTATAACCAGATCCTGCAGAAATGATAGCGATTGATATAATACGACCATTCTGTACAATTGCTTGAGCAACAGCACCTGATCCAGAACTCAATGTCACATCAGGATTTGATGTATATGAATTACCACCACTTGTTACAGCAATAGATTGAATAGGACCTCTGACGTTTGCAGTTGCAGTTGCACCAGTTCCACCACCTCCAACAATAGTAATTGAAGGTTGTGAAGTATATCCTGTTCCTCCAGAATTGATTAGAATACGTGAAACAACACCTTTAGTGATAATAGCAGTTGCAGCAGCACCAGAACCACCTCCACCAACTATAGAGACCAATGGTGAGGATGTATAACCAGATCCACCTGTAAGAACTTCTACTTCACTAAGAGAACCGTTAACAACAACAGAACCTGTTGCACCTGATCCTCCACCACCTGCAATAGTAATATTAGGAGGAGATGCAGCGTCATAGTCTTGACCAACGTTAGTAATAGAAATATCAGTTACAGCACCAAATGTTTTGAAGAAAGCTGACTTGTATGACCATATAGAAACACCATTAACCCAAGTTCCAACAGGACCAGGATTAATTAAGTTCTTTGTAGATATAGTTTGAGCAGTTCTTGGGAATCTGTTTAATTTTCTTTGGTTGCCAGGTAATAACGCAGAACCAGGAAAAGGACCTATCTCATAGTTAGGAATACCTGTAGAAGCAACGTAAACGTAATCATCATTGAAGAATGTATTCTGAACGTTAGTGGTGTACGAACCAATAGCAGTTAGAATCTGTTCACTTGCTGATTTACCTTTATTAAGGTCAATAGAAACAAGAATATTACCTTGAGGTATAACTCCACCTGGTTGAGGAAGTTGATATTGGAATACAGTAGGTGAATCTCTTGATGTAACTAAGAATGTTCCATTATAGATGATTGGGTTAGCACCATAGATGGTAACCTGATCTCCAACTAGTAGACCGTGTGGGTTTGCACAGGTTACAGTAGCAGCTTGATCATTAATACCACCAAATGTAATTCCAGTAACTGAAATTAACTTTTTAACGTTATACAACCAAGTTGTAAGTTCTGAACTGATGTCGGTTCCACCTAACTTAGAAATTGCTAGTTTATCACCAGGTAAGTAGTAAGAACCAGTGTCAGTAAGAGTAGTTTGTTGAGCATCAACGATACCAACAACGTTCATGACTACTTCTTGAGCAGTTCCTTTGTTAACATAGACTTTAAAGTTAGATTTTACTTCAGTAGCAGAATCCCAGTCCTCAACTACACCATTTACTGATCTAGTACACTCAATGAACTGGTTTAGTGATTTTTCCTTGTATTGAATTAGTTCTGCAACATCAGATGAACTACCAATTAAAAACTCACCGTTTCTTTCTGGCCAACCGATTGTAGAGTCAACAGTTATAATACCTTCTGTTTGATCAAGAGGTTCTGCTAGTTTTGTCTTATAAGGAACAACAAAAGTTCCATCAATAGTTTCTTCTGACAGAATTAATTCATATATCTCAACTTCTGATGTTTTAATTGAAATAAAGTTTTCTACGAGTGCACTTGCTTGTCTGATGTTTTCATCAGCAATATCAGCATCTTGAGTTAAAAGACCATCTCTAATATTAGCAGGATCACCACTTACTATAGTTGCACGGAGAATTGTATCAATAGACCATGTTGCAGCTGATGGTTTAATGATTTGATCTTTAGGATATGATATATTGACTTGCTCACCGTAAAGAAGTTTGAAAAGGTATGCAATACTATAAGAAGTTCCTTTACAACTGTAAAAGTCTTTAATAGTCTTGATTGCAGTCCTTACGTCGATTGTATTGTAGTCTAATGCGGGAACATCTGGTAAGAACTGTTCCGTGTACTTGTCAAGTAATCTTTTAACAAATAGAGCGTCAAGACACTTAACAGGAGCATCTATACTATGTGCACTAGCAGTAGTTTCATTAGTAAATACAGCATTACCAGTCTGAGTGTATGCAGTAATAGCACTTGCAGCTCTAGCACATCCAACAAACTGTGCTTTTGTATATCCTGTTCCACTTTGGTTAATATTAAAACCAGTAACCTCGTTAACACCTATAGTTGCAGATGCTTCCGCTTCGGGAGGTGCTTGAATTACAACAACAGGAGGAGTAGTCTGACTATATCCTCTTCCAAACTCAGTAACGTTAATATCAGTAATTCTACCATTGAAAATAGATGCTACCGCTTTAGCACCAGTTCCACCAATGAATGTTCCTCTATCATCTATTCTGTTATCAACAATATAAACGGAAGGTATATCTTCATAACCGCTACCACCGTCTAAAAGTTCAATAGAAGTAACTCTTCCGTCAGTATCAACAACAGTTTCTAAAACTTGTGCACCAACTGGATCAACAATCGCTATTCTAGGTGTAGTAGTGTATCCTTGTCCCGCATTTAAGATTTCAAGTTGTGATACAGCACCGTCAACTAAATGTGCTTTAATATTTGCTCTAATAGGTGATTCACCTGTAGGTTCATCAACATAAACATGAGGAGCAGTGGTATATCCAAAACCACCATAGGTAATTGGAGGAACCATACTGATAGATCCATTTAAGATCTGTCCTGTGCCTAGTGTACAACCTCCTGGCTGTCTGAAAGTGATTCTAGGGGTAAATGTATACCCTGACCCAGAATTGACCACCTCAAGACCAGATACAGCACCATTAGTAACAGTTGCCTTTAAAGTTGCTTGCTGAGAACCATCTAATGTTGGAGATTCAACTTGAACTACTGGAGGGTTAGTTTCACTATATCCAAAACCACCATTCAATAGAGAAAGAGTTTTAACACCATTTACAAGAGCAGTTGCAGATGCACCTGTTCCAGTTTCAGAATTAATAGAAACTTGAGGAGGATATTGGAATCTATATTGAGTACCTGAATTATTAACACTAATTCCAGTAAGAGTACCCGCATCACTAATTTGAGCATATCCAACAGCATCCTTACCAAATGAAGGTATAGGTGCTTCAATAGCGTAGAAATTAAGTATTCTTCCGTTTAATGGAGCTTCTTTGAATATAAACTGATCACCATCAATGAAAAAGTCAATTTTAGGAATCATCAACTTGTTATCATAGATTGCAATAACATATTCATCTACAGTAGGTTCATATCTTACTCCGTTCCGTGTAATAGTAAACTGTCTCTTATTCTCACCAAATGCACCAGAGATATTGTCCATAGCAACAATATCGTTCTCAGTAAAACCATTTAAGTAAGTAATGTAAGTATATGCTGCGTCATCTGCTACAACTCTCGCTCTTGGAGGATTAGTGAATACAATATGATCACCATCAACAGTATAATCAACATTAGGAAGTAACCAATCACCATACACCCTTACAATCATGTGTTGTGCAGATGGAGGTCCTACAGGATTAGATTGTGATAGTAATGGGAATCTTGATGTAGTACCATCAAAACTAGTTAAAGGACTTGCTAGTTCAGACCACTTTAATTTTACCTGATCATAGTTAATACCAGGTGTTAGTGCAATGTTAGGAGCAGGTGTGGTGGTCTCATAGAATATTACTTCATTATCTACTAATATTGTTCCATTCTTCTCTAGGAAACTATCTACACTCTCTACAACAATCTTATCACTAGTAGCAGTAATTCCTTCTCTAACTTTCGTAGAACCATCTAAAATACTGATGTCTAGTTTATCAATGTCAAGATATCCTAGAAAATTGTTTAAAATATTCTGACCAAGACCTGTTTTTTCCTGAGAAGCATAATAGTACTCAAGAAATCGGTTGAAGAGGGGATAATCTGACTCTACGAAATCTGGTGTCTGTGAGACAACCGCTTGTGATACCTTGTTAATATTCGTCATCTACTCTAGTAAGAGGCGGTGGTTAGGTTGGTTGTACTTGTTGTTGATACTTCAATAGTTGATGGTGTTTGGTCAAAAACTCTTGGTGTCAAACTATTTAGTGGGATAGTTGGAGGTGGTGCTGTTCCTACAGGTGCTACAGTTATTTCTGGCAACACAATGTTAATAATTGTGCCTGGAGTAGAAGCAGGAATACTATTTGAGTTAGCAGGAATGAATTGAACTGGAATTTGTAAATCTACTGGAAGTAGAGTAGAATCAGTTACAGAACCCGCACCTGTTGTATTATTAGTAACATTTATACCTGCTGTTGCAATATTTGCACCCGCACCAATAATTGATACAGGACCAAAAGCGATTTCACCTGTATCATAGTTACATGTACCTGCAGCATTGTTAGTATAAATTTTTCTTGTTCCTGTATTGTAGTAGGTTCTTAGATTTCCGTATCCGTCATCTTCAAATTGTTGATCAACACCAGGTCTATCTGCTGTTCTAAAAGATCCAGAGAGTAGAATAGGTTCTTTAGGATTACTTCCGTCACCGCCATCTTTAGATGGAGCACTATTATAGAGTGCAGAACCAGTTGAGATTGTGTAAGTATTAGTTTGATTGGTAGTAGGTCGTATGTATCGTAGTATTGTAGTTTGTAGTGATACGTCACTAACACACTTGTCTGCTAAAGTAATTGCCTTCTCAAATTGAGATGATCTAAATGTAGAGTTGAAGTTATTAATCTCAGTCTGTGTTGCCCAGTCTTCTATTGCTTGAGATACATTTGTTTTGATAGTTGATGTATCACTTCCGCAACCTGTGTCATACTGAACGAATACTTTCGGATAAATGTATACATTTTCGGGATCAATGACCACAGGATCAATAGATGCCATCGCATAACCGCGTAAATCCGCAGCAATACTCTTTTTAGTCTGATCATTGAGCAAAGATCCTGTCTTTGTCTTAATAGCAATGTAAACTTTACCGTAAATTGGGGGATTTAGTGAATCTCCACCATATGCAACTACGGAATGTGCGTTATCATACACTTTTTTAGTGATGATTGCATAATCTTGTGCAGTAACTGCTCTATATTGAGAGGAATAGTACCTCGGAGCGTTATATTTGATAGATTCTATAGATTCAGCACTCTCACCATAACCAGACTTCTCATCTAAAGTCATAGTTACATGTGATCCAGTATAAGTTCTACCTAGACTATCTTCTAATCTACCAATAAAATTGAATATATTAACATCATTAGCAACTTCACCGTCAGTAACAAGGTATTCTAGAGTAACAACCTCACCATCACTTAATGCTCTACCAATACTATCATCTCCAAACTTTATCTCATAACGCATATCCTCACCTTCATGGATGAAGAATACACGAGATGTAGCAGAAAGATTACTTATAGTGTCTACTCTATTATATAAGTCAGAAGTTGTGGATGTCTCTGATGCTCTTACTTGCACTGATAAAGTAGAAATATCACAGTTCTCTGAAGGAATCTTGTAAACTTGAGAAGCAAAGGTATTAACAGTGTATGAAAAGTTAAGAATAGTTCCTTGTTTGACAACTATGTTACTAAATGTTGCAACTCCAGTAGTAGGATCGACAGATTGTGTAGTATCTGCCATGATATTCCACATATATGATCCACCCTGTAATATAGAACCTTTCTTCAAGGTAACTGTACTAGGAAATGCATCACTTGTTTGTTGACACTGAATAGTGAACGATACAGTCGCTCTAGAAGCAACTATAGAGGTAGGAACATAGTTTAGTAGTTTTGCTATATTAACAACGTTATCTCTTACTGTAGCAGACGGTAGGAATGCCTCATTCATTGCCATATTAGCGTTGAATGATGTATAATAGGTATTATATGCTAAAGTGTCTATAAGATATGACAGAGCAGCACCTTCAAAGTCATAATCGGTAAACTCAGGTCTAGTTCTTAGATATGATTTGATTGAGGCTTTGATATCACCAAAATCTAATGCTGTTAAATTATTTGGTTGCATTACTCAGGTCTCTGCAAGATGAAATTGACTGTTTCCACAATAGGTTGACCTACAATTCTATACTCAACCGTTACATCAAATTGATTAGTTTCTTCGTTAGGCATAACCCTAACACCTTGAATGGTAATTCTAGGTTCATACTGTCCTAGAGTATTTATTATCTCATCCCTAATAGAATCTGCTGTAAACGGATCCATTGGTTCAAAGAGCAATTCATACACACCAGAACCTATCTCAGGTTGGAACAACTTTTCCCCCTTCTGTGTAAGTACTAAATTTTTGATTGATTGTTTAATGGCATTCTCATTTTTTACCACAGCAGCATCCTTAGTGAAGGCATTTAATAGAAAACCTACACCTATGTCTTTGAAACCACGAGAGAGGTTGTCTTTTGTACCTCTTACCTCTTTAATTGCCATTATACCTTATAGAAAGTGTAACTCAAGAATAATTCTTCACCTTCAGCAATAGGTCTTATTACCTTTACATAATATTTCTTTATTGATTTATAGTGCGTCTTAGTCAAATTATACATTTTTTCGACTCTTGGACATAATTTCTCGCAATTTGGAGTGTCACTATGGTTAATAAACCCTCCTAAAGGAGTTCTAATGATCTCATCTGCGATAATTATGTGACTCATACCTAATTCTGTGCCAACTGGAAGGGATTTACTAGTAAATACTCCTTGACCTGCCACAGGTGAGGTCGAAATGTACAATCCGTCAGGAAGTGCTCTATAAGTCACGATTCATAATCTAACTAATTATTATTTATCGAGGTTGTATACCTTTTATTGCACTCATTCTATTATATAATGCATTACATAATGTATCAGACTTCCTACGAATCCATAATGACTCCACCATTTTGTCAAATTCTTCATCAGTCAACCATAAAGGCATTGGATATTTCTTCGGTTTGTTGAGTCTAGATTCACTCCAAGACTCTTCAACTTCATCCATCATTTGCCTTGACCACGATATTTCTTCTTTTTACCATTCCGTGAAGATGCAGAGTATTTTGTGCAAATACTGCTTCCTTGACGTGTTTTTTTAGGTTTTTTCATAAAAATAGTGTTAAATTTTACCAAAAGTGCGTTTTTTGCCCTCTAAATCGTCCAAACGCTTAAAAATAGCGTCTAAAGAGTCATATAATGACAAATAATCGTCATAACCATACGGTTTATAGAAAGTTTTGTCACTTGTAGGCTGTTCTGAGACCTTTTTCTCTAATTCTGTGAGTCTATTTACTATCTGCTCCAAAGCTTTGTTAACAGTCTGGTTGAACTTCCATTGTTCCATCCAGTGTTCATCATATGCTCCTTCGAGTTCGTACTTAGGCATTTAAGAAGTAGTGATTAATAATGTCAATCTTCTCATGGTTTTGAGCAATCGAATTGATCTCTTGATCAATCGCTCCCATGACATCAGGATGCTCACCTATACCTACAGGTTGATTGAGGTAAATTTCTACATTCTGCTGATGTTTACAGATCAAACCCTGATAGTAATTGATTTGTGCTCTCAGAATTTTCTCTCGTAAGTTGACCATAGTTTTTATTTTATATATCCCAATAGTCTAGCATAATATTTCTATGTTGCCAAGTCATGCCACTTGTGGATCCTTTGCATGGATTAATACAAATACCCTCCTCTTTAAGGTCAGGAAGGTTACAAACGAGTCCTGCAAGGTCATGCGGACATCCCATCTTGCCATCAGCCCAGTATAATTGCCCATCTAACCAACGAGCACTACACTTAGAGCATTCTTTAATCATAGTTCTATACCATTTCCACCATTATAACCTGTTTTACCAGAAATGAAAACATCGAACGCTATACAATATCGTAAACTGTCACTTTCGCTACGTAATACACGGTGTTGAAGCTGAGAAGGGAAGATTAATAGAGTGCCATCTACAGGAGTAAACGAAAATGCATCCTGATTTAGATGATTTTGGAAGTGATCTGGTTGTAATGTACTAGTAAAGCAATTATTATAGTTCCAACCTTTCTCAAATACTACAGAACCACTCCTATCATCACACTTAAGGTAATATATTCCACTCCATATCGAGTTTATATGAGCATGTAGACCCGCCCAGTCACCTTTCTTATGCTTTACACACCATGAACGACTAATATAGACATCATTATGCTCCATGACACCCAAGTACTCGTGAGCATATACCTTACAAGCGTTTGTAATCTCTTCTTTTAAGTCAGGCAGTAGATCTAATACGTTCCTATCACACGAAATCGAGTTCGGATCTTCGGGACTTCGCCCATAGGGTTCATCGACAGCGAAACGCACCCACTCTTCCCTCGGAGTAATCCCGCTTTCAAATAGGGGAGTAGGAAATAATTCAAATATTCTCGGCATAATGTGGATCGCGAGGGGTGGAGGGTTACGATTCCTCTTTCAGTTTTTTATAAGGATCATTATTACCTTTCTCTGCTGCATATAATGCAAAGGACTTTGTAGCAACTAACGACAAGATATGTTTGATGTTATTGCTATCATTCTCATCAAGAGGACCAGCAAGACCAATAAGAGCACCACCAACAAAGGTTAATTCTGCAAGCACTACAATGAAGATTAACTTCAATGCCCACTTACCTGTAGTGAAGAATCTTTTTACTTGTCCTTTAAAAAATGTCATAATAAGTTCAGAAATGCCTCACGGCTATTTAGTCATCTAATTTTTTCAGTGTAAATTTACCATCTACTGCATCATACACTAGTTCAGAGTCAGTATTCCATCCGAGTTCTTCACATACTTCATACGGTATCGTAAGTATAAGGTCACCGTAATCGTCTTCGTCTAACCTCGTAGTGAATCTTGTGCTCATAGTTTATTTCTCTGATTGTAGGGATTATTGTCTGGATGTGTACTCTTCCATAACTCCCATGATGTATATAGTTCTTCCTTAGTCTCAGGTCTACCAGATATAGCACATTGTTGTGCACACTCATACATTCGATTGTCTAGGAAACCTTCTTTCCTTATAAGTTGCTCTATGCACCATACACGATCATCTTGTGGGTTCATTTTTTACCTCTGGGAAAATTTTTATACTGGGGATTTTTTTATTTTCGATTAATATTTAACATGCGTTTGGGAACCTTTGTAGGTTAGGGTCTCTATCTTTTTTAATATATCGGCCACCCACCATCCAAAGATAACCCCCATAACTGCCATAAGGGCTAAATGAAAATGATTATCGTTTCATAATAACTGTCAAATATTAAAGCATAAAAAAATAGGGTTAGTGTGAGTAACCCTATTATAATCGTTTTTTACCTGTGTGTCAATTAGACTAGGTTGTTTAAGTACTCCTGTGGAACCTCTTCGCCTTCTTTAGCACCCCACTTGTTTATGTGTCTGCTAGTAGTTACTGACCAAAATTGCTCTGTTTTGATGTAACCTCTACCAAATTCAAATGCTGCAACTGGTGTTCTATAACTGAAAAGAATACGGTGAGTTTTTGTCTCTACCTCAGTCATGTTAGATGCGATTGGTGTAAGATTCATTTTGAAATGCTCCTTTGTTTGGTATACATCTATTATAGTATATGGTTACCTGTGTGCACCCTCTACTGTGCCACTTATGTGATTGGCACGTGGTACAAAAATCCCTCCTCTAATAGTCTGGTTACTGTCTTTTTATACCTCTCCGTAACCTGTTCCGTATCAAGTAAAAACTGACATAATTCTATAGTCTGCTCATTACTGATAAGGGGAAATTTCTCGGCAAGTGTTTTATACTTTCCTGGAACTATCATAGGCAACTGGGCATACTGTTGGCAATGCCTTATTATCTCATAAATCTCTGTGCCTGTCAAGTTTGTGACGATTCTGTGATATTTATTGCAAGTCGGTAGGATGTATGCTAAGACCGTATTAAGATCGCATATTAATAACGATAAGATAAACACTAATAGATTTATTTTGATATTTATTATTATCAGTAAATTATACGGATATTGATTTATTTCTCTATATCCCTCCTATAATATTTCTTATTTCTGACTATCTCCCATAACCCTATGATGATCTCTTTACATACTATAAAACAGTATATTATCATACCTGCGGATGTCCTTTTTAGAATCAGTTTATTTTCTTTATTACTGTCCTTACTCATGGGTTACCCTGATTAATTCCTCTCTAGTAATGAATTTTATTTCTTTCCAATATGCCTTACTTACTACTACATTAGTCTGTTTGTATCCACTTTTGAAATTTTGATTATCTTCGTGCTTTGTTGTTATGGTAATGTACTCATCACTTATAAAGTTAATCCTCCCTATATCGTTTTTAACTTCGATTAATTCTCCTTTCATGAAATTGTATCGTTTTAAAAGATCATCACTCATAATTAAATACCTATGTAAACCTGTCCATTTTTGATGATTATGTGCGAGTCTGCTTTTATTGAATCCTCGCAATCCTTATCATATATGACCACCTCCGTATTAAGTTGCTCATCAGTAAGTTTTTTTAACTCTTCGATTAATTGCTTATACGTCATAGTTGGTTTTGTTAATTCTTCATGCCTTATTACTTCAATAGCGTGGACTACTTCGCACCAAGGAATTAATTGAAAATGGGTTGACATTTTTCGGAAATTATACTAGAATGGGGGATTAGACCATTATATTATCTATACCAAAAAATCGGGCGGGCATATCCACAAGACTATCATTCTCTTGTATAATATCCCATACTATGATATAATTTCTTAACCACTCTCGTTGAGATACTGAAAGAGTTGCTTTATATGTGTGAAGTATATCGGATGCTGACATAAACGGTAATTGCTCATTATAGCAATAATCGCTTAATACTTCGGTTAGAAATTCAAGTTGAGTCATTTTAAAATTTAGCAATGATTTTAGTTTTTTTCCAGTTAATTGGAAGCATATAGTGTTTATCGTTAGTTAGATAAACTTGTTCGGTATCATCAAAACGTAGTATGATTTGACCATACTCCTTATAATACCTTACATAGTCCCCGATTTGGATTTCCTGGAACTTTTTGTAAAAAGACTCTTTTTGTTTGGTAGAGTCATACCATACTGGTTTATAGGTCATTTTGAGTCAAATTATCAAAACTAGGATAAAAAAGTTTATCTAGTATCTGCTCGCTCATGACCTCTTGCTCATCAGTCATTAAGCATCTAAAATGTCTAAATGCTGAATAGATTAAATCGTATTCTGTACGATTTGGTGTGAATCCTTCTATTTTGTTCATTGAATTAAGTCCTCGAATAGTTCGTAAGTTTTTTTAATTTGCTCATCCTCGGATAAGTCTGGAAATTCGGTTTGAACCTCCTCGAATAGATTTTCGAGGATGATTTCATTCTGTAGGCAACTCATTTTGTTTTAATACCTCTAATTGCTTTGTCTGGATATGTTTTAAGAGCGTGTAATAGTAATGTGTCATAAATGTCATCACAAATGTCTGTTAACTCTTGACATGATGCACCCATACTAGGGTCATATCCTTCAAAGTCAGATAATGCATCACCGCCTTCTGTAGTCTCTCTCATGATGACTTCAAAGGGAATAAAAGAGTTAATCATTGCTTGAGTATGGATAGTTCCAAATTCTTTTGTCTCATGTGTGAATAACATTTTGAAATGCTCCTTTTGTTTTGTTATCTTAATTATAGTGTATTTTACAGTCGATTAGTGGGTTAATGTGCCACTAATCGTACTGTCATACTGTTACTAGTATTTGATGCACTTATTTGCTACTTGTATAACTGTGTAAAATTTACTGAGCATATTTCTGTATCTAACGATTTGATGAGAGTCTCTAAACTGGTCAACATCATTTACAAATGCGATATAACTAACCTGAGCGAATTTTGTTTTATTAATATGAATATCAGTATAGTCATCCATAGAAAGATCATCATGAGCAACATCATAAACTACCTTAGCAACAACTTGAGAACCGATTAA